AGTAAGATGTTTCACGCGTTTGCCAATGTTGCACGCTCTGGAATCCGCAGAATTATCAGCTTGATGTATTTTATGTATTGCATTTTTCAAGTTTTCCATGGTAAAATAAAAGCCATGGAGGTGAGGATTGTGAACCCGCATCAACACTCACATGGCGGTGCCCGCCCCGGTGCAGGCAGGCCAAAAAAGAAAGCGCGTGACTTACAGAAAACACATAGCATCCGGGCTACAGATAAAGACTGGAAGGAAATTCAATTGGCGGCCAGAACCATCAAGACGTGTTCTTCCATAGATAAACGCCCACGCATTTTTATGCTCACTGACGATGAACAAGATAAGGTAAACCAATTCCTTCTAAATGGACTTATCGAGGCTTGGCAAAATGCGCGTTGGGGTGAACCAGATACTACACCTCCACCCCAGCCACCTCTACTACAGGAACAAAAAGAAATAGAGATAACAAAGCCTCGCAATTTTAGCGAGGAAGAAGCAGTATCTATATTTCTTGAATACTATCGGACTAACCCTATCGAGTCCATGTCTCTCATTCAAAGCAAACTTGAGCAAGAACAGCGAATTCGTGAAGCCAGAGAACGGCGGCAGCGGCAATCGGCAACAATGGATAAGTTCGATGAGAGAATGCAGAATGCTATGGACTCTATCGATGATATAAATGAACGCATAGCAAAGATGTTACAATTTCCTGGAGCCGGTACGAAATAATATCGTATCGGCTCTTTTTATGTCTGACAATAGGGCAAATAAATACACATTGCCGGTAATACGGGGAATGAGTTCCTTAATAGCCATTCCCCTTTTCGTAGTGCTATGGAGGAAAACTTCTTTGGATGAACGTAAGAAAATCAAGCTGCAACAGGCGGCAGCGATTTTAAAAAATCCGGTACTCTGGGCTAAAGCTTGTGTAAAAACAGTGGATAATGCCACAAAACAAGTAGTACCTTGGGAAGCCAGATGGTATCAGAAAGAGATGCTTCTGGATAACTCTATAAAAAAAGTTGCTCGATGTGGGCGACGAACGGGTGGCACTCTGCCCGTCCCCGACAAATTGCTGGAATACCTGGCGGCACATCATAAAAAACGTCAGGGGAATCAGCAGCGAACCTTATATTATATAAGGACGTTCAGAGACTAGACGCGGGGTCTGAATGTCTTGTAATCAGTGAAATAAAAAGAGGAATGCAGGATGATTTTTGAAACTAAGCGCAATGTAGTTAACAACGTATTTTCCGTAGAAATCTCTTTCGCCGGCTACGGCACAGATGAGATGGACGAAAAGCACGAACAGGCTCTCTTTAATGACCTGGGCAATCCGGTTATCAATCTGGGTGCAATCGTGTTCGAAGGCCGCTTTGATGTTGATGGGGACAAGCGTGTTGTTCCCGCAGAAGGCGAAAACGGCGACGTTGTTAAGTTTATCCAGAATGTAAAACGCTATGAACTTGCTCCGGGCGTTGTTGTAAGCTTCAGTGCCGATGCCGGCGATGTTGCAAAGTCTGAGCTTGGCGAAAAACTCAACACGGCTCGTCTCGTAGCTGAAGCAAAGGCTCTGCTCTTCCAGCAGAAGGTACATGAAGCTATCAAGGCTGTCGTTGAGGAGCTGAAAGCGCAGCGCACCCGTTTTGAAACGGAGACTGTTGCCACTCTCACTGTCTAATAGGGGGTGCTTGCGATATGAAGCTGAAATACGATTATGTCGTGAAGAAGCGGAAGATTACCATAGAGCTCGAGACTGTGGATTTCACAAACAAGGAAATTCGTGCTCTCGAAATGCTTGGCGAACCGGTAATCAACTTTCAAAAAACATATCCGGGCGGATTTACCATTGCTTTGTCCAAGAAACTGCGCAGCGAGTTTAAGGCCCGCATTCGCATTGACGGGACAAATGATGTAGAGGCAGCCAATGAGGCTGGCCAAAAATTCCTCGCGGATATCAAGGAGCTTCTCGAGCTTGAAATGGAAAAACTGATGGACTCTTACGAAGATCAGGTTTTCCCGCCGATGCACGGCAAGCTCGACATTTCGGAATATAAATAATCCGTAAATATTAAATTCAAGACAATCGGAAAGGGATAGTCCTGGCCGGAGTTTTTATTTCCGGCTTGAAGACCGAAACCATGTGCATAGATTCATTGCACAAGGCTTGCACTAATCGCTCGTTTGTATGCCTGTACGCAGCACCGTATGAGGTTCAGATACGAGCGATTTTTAACCGTTTGAACGAACTTATTTCTCTTTCCCCTGCTCTGCAGGCTATGGTAGTTTCCAATACAAAAACACCATTTGAAATTAAGTTCAATAACGGTTCTGCAATACGTGGCCAGACCACAGGCGCATCGTCGGGCGGCGGCGCTGTAGGGTTTCGTGGCCAGAGGGCTGACGCCCTTTACTTGGATGAATCTGACTATATGAGCAATGCGGATTTTGACTCGATCCTGGCCATTGCGGCCGAACGAGAAGGGATACGTGTATTTCTCTCGAGTACCCCAACCGGCGCGCGTAAGCGTTTCTGGCAGGCGTGCACAGATCCAAGTATGCATTTTAAGGAATTCCACTATCCATCTACATGTAACCCTCAGTGGGGTCCAAAGATGGAAGAAGAATTCCGTTCCCAGTTATCTGAGCAAGGTTATATCCATGAAGTTATGGCTGACTTTGGTTCTCAGGAAACCGGTGTATTTGATAAAGATAAAATCGACGCGGCAATGAAGTTTATGCGGTATGCATATTCTCCTCTCACCTACTCTCAAAAAATGAAGGTAGATGAAAATGGATGGAATGTGGAAATGTATATTCCTCCTGAGAATATGACGATAGGCGTATACAAACCAACTAAGCTGCGCACAATGGGAATTGACTGGGATAAGAAAATTAACATATTTTCATTGTATAGACTCTTGGCTTGGTAATACTGGGCCAGGAGGACTGATACAGATTGAAAAAAAATTCTCAAGGCGCAAGAAGACACACAGTAAATGCGGAATATTTTAAAAACATTACTACTCCACAACAGGCCTACTGGCTTGGTTTCATAATGGCTGACGGATGTGTTTATCACGGGAGTGATAAGAACTCTTATAGATTACAGATAAATCTATCTGCGGTTGACGCCGAACATTTGTCAAAATTTAACAAAGCTATAGAATCAGATTATGCCATTATAAGGAAGGCTATACATAATAAGAAAACAGGAAAAGATTACGAAGTTGTACAATTAAAAATTAACTGTACACAAATGTGTAAAGATTTAATCGCCTTAAATGTGACTCCTAAAAAGTCTTTAACATGTGAATTTCCTGACTTAGACCAGTCGTTATTGCCTCACTATTTGCGGGGGTATTTTGACGGCGACGGATGTATTACGGAAAGTAAAGGCAAATGGCATATATCTATTGTTGGTGGTGAACCTATGCTTCGTTCACTCCAAGACTATTTGGTTGATAATGATATATCATCCGCGATATACCAAATCAATCATTCAAAAGCCGTATCACTGGAGATTAGTAATTTAAAAAGTATTTCACGCTTCTACAAATTAATATATGAAGAGGCGGATGTCCTTCTTGAGCGAAAATATGAGAAGTTTGCAGCATTTAATTTGTCCCGCCACACAGGAATGTGTGGGCAATAATCAGGTAAATTGCTGGAATGCGTATGCTGCGCGAGAATCAGCAGCCAAGCCCGATTTATCGGGAAGGTTCAGAGACTAGAGACCTGATATCCAGACCGGATAATAGTATAGTCCACTTATGTTAAGTGAAATACGGCGCATCATCGTCAATCATTATTCTCGATTATGTGCCTCGCTTTGGCCGATTTATGGTAGTGAGAAGAATCGAAGTTCCAAAAGCAGAATACAGCTTCGATAAGGCTGTAAACATGATTATTGAATTAAATAGGGTTTATAACCCAGCATTTATTTATGCGGATAGAGGGTCCGGCGAATACCAGCTAGAGATGCTGCATAAATACGGGGATCAGCATCCTGAGTCTGGCCTTAAATTAAAAGTTAAGGGATTCCAGTTCTCGCAAAAGATTCCGGTTATTGATCCCGTTACACACGTTACCGATCAAAAACCAATGAAGCCATTTATGGTGAACCAGTTGAGCATGTGTATTGAGCGCAATCAGCTTATCATGTCTCCATTTGACGAGACACTGCATAAGCAGTTGGTCGACTACGAAGTTGTTCGCGTCGGTGCTAACGGCAATCCCGTATACACGAGTGTAAACGAACACTTTGTAGATGCTCTGGGTTTAGCGTTCTTAGCATTCGCGCTTGAAATGCCAAATGTTGCTAAGACAATTGAAGATGTGGACTTTACAGCTCACATGATTAACGGTGAGTCTCCGTTTGCCAAGAGAGACAATGCTCCGACAGGCAAGAACTGGCGGGGCGCATCTAACCCATGGAGCAATGCAAGTCTAATGAACGGCACTGTCTCTTATAAAGACGCTCAGGATAAGAGCGATGGGGATCAGCCAAAATTCTTCCGCGCACCACTTGCTGGTACAGCTGCCAGAAGAAAGAGTAATTGGGGATCCAGAAGAAGCTCGGGTTTTGGCTTTTGTGGAAGATCAATGTTCTGATAGATAGTCGGCGCCGGAAAAATGGACGCCGATTTTTACTAAGGTAGACATATAGTAGAAGGAAATAATAATGGCAGAAGAAAGATATGACAAGCATAATGTGCTGGCCATACCAGATTTAACCCCTGAACGAAGTTACGAGTCTGAAGGGATTGTTCAATCACCAAGTTTACAAACTCCTATACAGAAGCCTGTTCGTGAGTTAAAAGTGATTGACGATCTGGATGAACTAAGCTCACTTGCAGATTTGCTTCCCCCTGAAATTGGAGATATTGTTCGGGATATAAATAAAGTCTTATCGGAAGACTCTCAGGGGAAGTTAATACTTGAAATTGAAAAAGGTGTAATACCACCGCCAACTGTTATTGTTGAACCGCCACCTCCTCCGCCTCCGCCACCCCCTCCACCTCCGATAACTGATGACCCATGGCCTAGCGAGCCAAAACCTCCGCTTCCACTTCCTAACCCACCAAAAGGTGGCGGCGGTGGCGGCGGTGGCGGTTCTGAAGGTGGCGGTGGGGGAACTGAAGGCTCAGGCGGTTCACGTCCAACAGGCGGCACCTGGATAGTTGAGGGGCAACACGATCCAAGCGATGGCGATTATGAAGTTGATGATATCTTTTCAGCCCCGCCGGCTTTTACCGTAGAAATAGAGCCGTCAGACTCATTAGTGGATCTTGCTCGAAAAGCCTATAGGGATGATGACCTGGACATTAAAGACGATTATGTTGCAAAAATGACGCAAAATATTGCGCGCTTCTATCAGGTTATGTCTACTCTGGCTACAGATGGTGGTATGCCCGACTATTCGTATCTTATGCGCGAATTTGACGGCACAGCAGTATCAACGAACGATGCGAATCAAAAACATCTTATCGATTCCATTTGTAAGAACCAGATTATTTACGATCAGCGGCTCAGACAAATGAATTTAACGCATACTGCGGAAAATACACTGGTTATGACTCGCGGTTTCTCCGCAGCGGAGGCGCAGCGCGAAAGGTATTTTGGCGAGAAATTTAAGGCCAATATGAATGATACCGCCTCTACTCTTTCTAATGATATTTTAGAGAAAGAACGTCAGAACGCAAACAAGAAATACAAAGAAGCTGCCTACAATATGTATAAGTATCTCGACTCGGCGACAAAATATACGAATGCTTTGCTTAACATTCGCATCGACGAAGCGGCGGCAAAGGTGCAACTCTCAAATACCGGTAGCGATATTTATGCAATTACTCCTCCGCCTCCTCCGACTGCTGATAATATTGATGATGGTTTTGAGACTACTCAGAAGCAGACAGAGATTGGCGCTAAATATGTTGAGGAAGCTCAGAAAGATTCTGTTATGGGATATCAGGCTTCTGGTGGCGGCTCGTCGTATAGCAGTAGTGGCGGAGGCGGTGCATTGCAAAGCGTCACGGCAACGGCAGACACAAAATCTATCTTCGATGCTCTGATTCGTTTAGGTTACAATGACATAGCCGCCTGTGGAATAATGGGAAATATTCAGCAGGAGTGCAGCTTTAACGTTGAATCCGGGCGTGGAAAGAATGCTGCGGCGTGTGGATTATTTCAGTGGGGTAATGGATGTGATGGTAGTCGTTGGCAAAGATTGCTTTCAATGTATCCGGACCCAGCATGCTGGAATGCGGGTAATCAGTTATCCTATATGTATTGGGAGTGTGAGAATGGATATACTAATTGCCTGCCAGGTACGCTAAATAATTTTTCGACACCAGAGGAAGCCGCAGTTCACTTCGAGGAAAACTTTGAAGGTGCTGGCGATGCTCAAAACGAAAAACGTATGAATTACGCTAGGCAATTCTATGACCTTTATGGGAAAAAATAGTGTAAAAATAAAAGACGCCAAACGGCGTCTTTTATTAATATTTAAAAATCTTCTTCATTATATCTTTTGTTTTCTGTGAAATATCAGGGCTGGTATTTACAGCGTTAAAGATAATACTTTTAACTGTATTGGCTTCATTCTCTGATTCCGCGACAATTGGGAATGTAATAAACCCATCCGGCAGTTTTTCATCAATTTCAGCACGGCCGACAATTGTTTGCATGCTCGGGGTGGTATATACAAGTTCGATATCTTCAACGGTCTTTGCCTTACCAAGCGTCTTAATATCGGCGGCAGTCAACTTATTCTTATATAAACTCTTATCGTATATATAATGTTGCAATTCATCATCTAGCAGGGAAATAGCACAGGCAAGCTGTATTGTGATCTTTACACCGTCAACGCCATCAACATAGGGCCATAGCTCCGGGATGAGATTTCTCAATTGATAGAGTCTTTTAAGAGAACCGCCACTCACACCCATGACCTGACCAATTTTATCCATGATTCTTACCCGGTGTTCATTCCATTTGCGGTTAGGGCGCGTATCTTTTTCCAGGCGGTTCATATTGATAACAGCCTGGGCTTTAACGGCGGTAGTATTTTCTCTGCGGATTACATTATCAAAAATAATGATTTTGCGAGCCTCAACATCATCCAACTCATCAAAGTCATAAACATAGCAGTTCATGGCTTCAAACCTCTTGGCCATTTCCGGGTTATTGTTGTCGGGGCTCGTGAATATTTCGTGAAGTTCCTGAAAAGCGCGATGTCTTGTGTGTCCGCCCAGAATCATATACGAACCGTTCTCTTGCTTCCATACAAGCGCAGGTGAGAGCTGACCATAGGCAACAAGATTCTTCATTAAGTCGGTAAGAATGGTTTTATCCTGATTGGGGAAGAAGTTCCATTCTTCCTTAGCCGGGATAAGTTTTGAAATAGGAACCATTTCTGTATGATACTGCGGATAGAGCTTTTCAATTTCATGCAGCTGCTGTTCGCTCCTGTCTTTGTCTTCATTCGATATTGGAGCAACAGCCTCTTCGCCACTTGCAATCTTCATCCAGTCATAATTTGGCAGTGAGGACTCATCATCGTAAGAACCAGCCTTTGCAAAAGCCCCCATCGATACCGTCTGTTTATGCTTCTTGCTCATAAAGCACCTCCGTGATTTCTTTGTAAAGCTTTTTAAAGTCTGCAGAAATCTTCTTGTTATGGAATTTTTCCGTTACAGCGCAATGATAATTAACGGATTTACGCGCATCTTCGCTTTCACGAATAGTTGTGTCGAAGAGTCTGCCTTCTGTTTTCCCGCCATTAAGCTTGGCAAGTTCTATAGGGATAATCTCTCTAGCTGAAGGAATATACTCTTTCGTCCCGCTCGTGTTGTGTTTTACTCGATTAAAGAAATATCCTAGTAATTTAATATTGGGATTTGCACGGCGCCGGCTCTTAATTATGTTCTGATACACCTGCGATAATCCAGCAACACTTCTCTCATCCGGATCCATGGGCACGAGAATATAATCACAGCTTTGCATGGGGAGCAATGTGTCTAGGCCAATGGATGGATGTGAATCCATAATAACGATATCATACTCATTCATATCTTGAATAGCCGCGACAAGTTCCGTCCATGGATTTACACCTTCGTTAAGGCGAAACTCGCGAACCTTTCCCATAAAACCCTCACCTTCTATCAGTAAGGAGCCTGGTATCATATCGATATTCTTATACTGCGTCGGCATAATAAAGGTACGTGGCGAAACTTGAGCTCCATATATTCTCGAAATAATCCCAGCCATAATATCGTGCTGCGGATCAGCCTCGACCTTCATCGTTTGTGTAAGGTTCATCTGCGCATCTGCGTCTATTAGTAGTACCTTCTTTCCGTCATTGGAAAAAAGGTAGGCTAACGCAGCGGTGGTAGTTGTTTTACCAACGCCACCCTTGTGGTTTGCTATACATATGGTTTTTCCCATCAACAATAACCTCCTCATAACAAAAATATCCATAAATAGTCTACCATAAATGCCCTTACTATTCCACTACTATCATTAATATTATTCTATTTTGTCGTTTGATAGTCCTGCATATCGCTCATAAACGACCTAGAAAATTTAGGGGACCAAATCGGTCCCCTAAATTTTGTTTAGTGAATAACAAAAACCCCGTGGTAATATGCGCTTAGATTGTAGACCGGAAAGGACGGTGTGAGGTATTTTTCAAAAACTTAGACGCCAAATTGCTAACACATTCTTCTCTTTGTCTGAAAGAGTTGGCGGCGTACAAAAGACTAGCACGGGCGTAATGGCAAAGAATAAGTTTGCTATTGCTTCTGCCGTTCTTGGCAGCTATATAGGATATTCCCGACGCGATGGCATATTTTTTAGATGTGAATATGACCTTGACGAAATAAAGGCTGCGGCCGAGACAGAGGGATATTTAGCTACAGCCATCCAGAAATATAGTGAGCTTTTTATGAAAGCAGGGTATACCTTAAAAGGTACAAGTGATGCTCCGGCGGATTATCTTAGACAGCGCTTTAAGATGATGAGTTATATGGGTGAATTTGAGCCATTTCCTCTTTTAATGAGAGAAACTGCTTTTGACCTTGTTAAATTTAGTAATGCATTCTGGGTAAAGAATCGGGCAGATAAGATCCCCTTTGTTAAAGCAACGGGAATTGTGAGCTCAGAAAAATGTGTAGCGGGATATTCAAGATTGGACCCGGCACAAGTTCGCGCCCAGTTCGACAAAGACGGTAAGCTGTCGGCATACAAGCAGGTAACACCTACGGGCAGAGAAAAGGTTTTTAAAACCGAAGATGTGATTCATTTTGTTTTAAATCGCTCGGCCGAATCCGTATGGGGAACACCACGATGGATTCCAGCATTGGAAGATATTCGTTTTCTTCGGACGATGGAAGGCAATGTTGCAACAATAGCTCATAGGTTCTCAGCGCCTATCGTCCATGCAAAGGTTGGTCTACCTCAGGAGGGTAAGGGTGGCACCAAGAAGGAAATTGATGATACCAGAAATCTTATCGAAAATACGCCCCCTGACGGCATGATTATCACTCCGGAAAGAGTTGCTTTCTCTATAGTTGGTGCCGAAGGAGATGCTCTGGACTTAAAAGATTATCTATCTTATTTTGAGAATCGCGTGTTTACCGACCTTAATACTTCCCAGACAATGATGGGACGTGGAGGCAGCAAACAAGATGCTGACTCTATGGAAGAGCAGGTTCATAACGCTGTTAAAGATAATCAAGCGGCGTTTGCTATTCAATTTAAGGATGCTGTAATAACTGAGCTCTTACTTGAAGGTGGCTTTAACCCCATCCTAAATGAAAGCGACGATGTTGATCTTGTATTTAATGAGATTAATCTCGATACAAAGGTTAAGCTGGAAAACCACATCACAAATCTCTTCCATGCTAATGCAATTACTTACGAAGAAATGCGAGCGGGTATTGGTTATAAGATTGGCAACATTGATGAGGATAGAGATCACCTGTATTCAAACTTTATCGAACAGGCTAACCAGCTTGAGCAAATCGAAGTCAACCATCAGAACGCTATCGAAATAGCAAAACTAAGCGCACAGCTTACAAGCTCTGCTGAACAAGATAGTGGCGGGGATGATGATAAATCGTCTTCCGCAAAAGCAACAAAGAAAAAGAAGAGCACCTATACAAAAAAGAATACCGGCAATGGCAAGGGGGTAAAAACTGGGAAAAGGACGGGGGCTGTAAAAGCTACCGATTCTCCTTCCAACCAATACGGCACATACAGCGCCAAAATTAAAGAGTCTGCTATTATTAACGAGTTTTCTTCCAAACTTAATGATAGTGGCAGCAACGCTGGAGATATAAAAAACAGAATCAAGTCCTACGTAAATGATATGTCAGTAAAGGGTGCAAAAGAGGGGTATGTAAAGGCTAAGGATACATTGGATCCTGGCAATGAACACAAAAAACCGTTACTTGCCCCGCAAAATAGTGTCTTAATAAACTATTTTAACAAGAATATTGATGAGTTTTTTAGTGATATAAATAAAAAGCTTAGTAATACGGGGGACGAATGCGGTTTTAAACGGCTGTTCGAGTCACAAAAATACAGGCTCACTATGCTTACGGATTTTGTTTATAGGAAGTCTTATTGGTACTCTTACTTAAAAACATGTGAGAGCCACGGAGTAAATCGTGTCAAAGTACATTGCCGCGAAGAAAGCCGACATAAAGAAAAATATGACGGCAAGATTATTAATCCGAAAAACTTCGACATAAATGATATTCCGGGATACAGCACGAATTGCAGCTGCTATTTAGAACCACTAAAAAATGAATAGGAAGGTTATCACACATGCCATTAGCTCTTAGAGAAGTTGAAGGGTATGATGTAACGAATCCTACAGCCCCTATCAGCTCGGAAAAACTCAAAGAATGGTTTGAGAAGTGCAAGAACTTTAAAGAGTCCGAGCATACCGCAAAACCGGATGGTTTTTTCACGGCCTGTATTGAAGCCATTCACGGCGATACACCGACCAGAAATTACACGCGGTATATGACGAGCAGTTTCAAGAAGGCAATTCCAACATGGACCTCGCCTTATCCTGTCCCTAACATTATGTATCACAACGATTATAACGGTGAAGTTGTTGGGCGGATTATCGAGGCCAAACAGGGAGATTCAAAAAGACTCCCTGGAGCCCAGGCACTTATCCTCACATCTGCCATCCCGGAATGGAAAGACAAGGAAAAGGTTCAAAATGGGCTTTACAGTACGGTTTCTATTGGTGTTTCCGCAACAGATGTCCGTTGCAGTATCTGCGGCGCTCAGCTAAGTGAAGGCGATTTTTGTGAACACCAGCGTGGGTATACTTACAAAAACGAAGAAACCGGTAAGAAAGAAACCTGCTATTGGGACGTCTATGAATGGGAAGCAAAGGAAATTTCGTTTGTCATTGTACCGTCCGACAAATACGCAGGAATTGTATCCTACTCCTACAATTATGCATCAGATGATGAGTCTACAACGGAAACTGAAAAACCAAAAGGCACGCCTCCGGCAAGAAAATGGAGGATGTCCGGCTCAGAAGATAACGATGCTTCAAATACAAATAAAATGACTGAATCGCAGAATTCCGACAGTCTGTTACCACCACCAACAGCTAAGCAGGAATCAGAAGGAGAGAAAACATTGAACATTCAGGAAGCAGAACAGAAAATCGCTTCTCTTGAAACGGAAGCGAAAGCCCTGAAAGGGGATGCTGTTGTTCTTCAGGAAAAAGTTGACGCTTTGAACAAGGACAAAGTTTCCCTGCAGGAATCTATCGCAGAGATGAAAACTGCCGTTGAGGAAAAAGACCTCGCATTGAATCATGAAAAACAGTTGCGCGAAGCCGCTGAAAGCAAAGTCGAAGGCCTGGAAAAAGAAGTAAAGGTTAGCCTTGCTGAATCCCTGGCTACGCTGCGCGAAAAGGCTGGTAAGCCCGCAATCGAAAAGCTTGCAGACCGCTCGATTGATTCCCTGCGCGATGCAATTACTGATATCAAGGCTGAGCTGAAAGAAGCTGCCGACAAGGCTGCTAAAGAAGCAAAAACTGCCGAAGAAGCCAAGGCTGCTGAAGAAGCAAAAAAAGCCAAGGGCTCTGTCAAAGAAAATACGTTGAAGGAATCGGAAGAGACTCCGGGTGCAAACGTAGCTGAAGAAGCAAAGTCCCCCGCTGTTGCCGAAGACTTTGATCTTTAATCAGGGAGGACATTTATAAAATGGCTTTATATCCTACTTCTATGGAAACTCGTTATAAGCTGCAGCCGGGTGGCCGTGGCGAAGTATTTGTTGCTGATCAGCCGGGTTACCGCGATGGCGCTGCTCGCATCAACCGCACGCAGAACAACATGAGTGAAGCCCCGCACGAGGCACTCACTGGTAAATACATTCTGGATAAGCGTCTGCCGGCACAGTTTAAGTATGGCTTTGCTGTTGGCTACAACAATATGGTTATTACAAAAGGCCGTATCGTAGCAGCAGACCCGTACATGGATCGTCAGGACTGGACCACGGACCGTCAGTTCAATGTATTGACTCTGGCAAATGGTGGCGCACTGGTTCGCCTGCGTAAAGAAGGCGACGTATATCCGACGAAGGATACGTTGATTTCTGAAGAATCTCGCGGTGGCAAAGTTGCTGGTATTGGTTTGAACTGGATCCCGGTTGAAGGCATGGAAGAAACCTGGGGCGAAGGCGTATATCGCGCTTGTAAAACTTCCGGCTCTGCACAGCTCGAAGCTGCTAGTATGGGCATTGATGTTGAACACACCGGCAAGGTTGTTGAAAATGCGGAAAAAGCTACCGACGGCACGGTTGTTGGTGGTAAAGTTACGGATGATGTTCGTGCTGCTAACGTTCCCCTTGGTATGCTGGGCAAGAACCAGTACACCCAGTTTAACGACGACAGCATGGACGGCATGATTCCTGGCCCGATTCTCACGGATAAGATTGTTGAACTCCCGTACTTCCAGTTCAAGGACAAGGCAGAAAAGCAGCCTTGGGGTGCTATCTACGGTACGCTGAAAGTCGGCGACCTGGTTAAGTCTGATGAAAATGGCCGCTTGGTTGTATCTCCGCTGTCTTATGATGTTGCTCTCGATACGATGACTGCCGCAGAAATCGAACGCGAACGCCAGCAGGTTGTTGGCCAGGTTATTTCCCTGTCCCATGATATGGTTCCCGAAGGGGGCTATGAACTCGCGCAGTGGGCTCTGGCCGACCGTCTGAAATACGAAGGGTTAAACCCAGAAATCTACACGCAGAATAATAGACCGGGAGAAGATGCAGTATCTGCTTCTGTATACCAGAGTACTGGTCGTTACCCCGGCTATCCGTATGACAAAGCGTACAGCGAGCACGATCTGCATATGTTGGGTATGGGTGGCAACCACTATGACAAGTTTATGCCGCTCGAATATCAGCTCGATAATGGTATCCCGGGCCTGACCGATGGTCACAACGCCGTTGTTCGTGATTTTGAAAACAATCACGCAGCCGTAATCTTTGCTCGTAAAGACAACACGCAGCCGTATGTTCGTTCCGTAATCAAGGTTTGCCAGAATGGTAACTTTGAGGATGGTTCCTTGAAGGTACAGCTTGGCGATGGCGATTTCATTGATGTTAACAGCCAGACTGTTAAGGGCGAGCCGCAGAAGCTCAACGATGCCTTCGCTGTTACGTACTACAACGCCGTTCAGGGGCTTGTATGCATCGAAGTTGTTGATGAAGCGAAAGCTGACGAGATGCTGAAGGACAAAGAACTCGTTGATAACCTGAAATACAAGAAGCGCGGCCTGAATGGTGTTCCGACTTTTATGGATTGGGATGGCTGTGTAGGTAGTGCTAAGATTATGCTTCAGCGCTAATAACACGGAGGTAAATAATAGTAATGATTTCTCTTAACGAACGCCTCACGAAGGCTGAAAATAGAATTAAGGCTTTGAAGGAAAATGAAGCCGCAAAGAAAGCCGGCAAGCCGGCTGTTCACCAGATGAAGGGGGATGCTTCCCTGAAGGAAATGGAAGCATACAAAACCTTCCTGCAGCAGCTCAGTGGTAAGGATACGTCCAATAAAACCGCTCGTGTTACCCTGAACGAAATGCTGACATCCACGGATATCATCGATATGATTCCGAAGGTAATTTCCGGCGAAATGATCGAAGCTGCTGAACCGCAGCTTCTGGCCGCAAATCTCTTTACAAAGATCCAGGCTCCGGGCAATGGCGTTACGATCGTTGTTCCTGTTGTTGGCGAAATCTATGTTCGTGAAGTTGCTGAAGGCGCACCGTTTGAAGAAACTGCTCCGGACAATGCTACGCTCGAAAACAGCCGCCTGACTATCGACATCAAGAAGTACGGCTCCAAGGTCTCCATTACGGAAGAGGCTATGAGTGACTACACCTGGGATGTTCATGCTCTGACGCTTCGTCAGATGGGCCGCGCATTTGCTCGCAACAAGGAAGAAAAGTGCTTCAAGGAATTCTCCAAGCATGGTCATATTGTTTTCGATAACGCTATCCGCGATCAGCGTCCTGAAGCCGGCACGCATGGTCTGGACAAGAAGGGCAATGAAAACAATACCCTGTCTGTAGAAGACTTCCTGGAAATGATGCTTGCTGCAATCACCAATAATCACACACCGACGGACTTCTTTGCTCATCCGTTGGTATGGACGATCTTTGCTGCTAATGGCATGGTTGGCGCTGGTATGAGCTTCGGCGCTCTTGGCGGTCAGAATGTAAACCCGAGTGGCGGTACGCAGGGTAGCCCGAACTTCTCTGGCTTGCAGAATAACATTGGCAACCAGCAGTTCATTCTTCGTCCGGAAGATGTACAGAACCGTCTGCCGATTCCTCTCACGGTTAACCTCACTCCGCAGGTTGCCTTCAATAAGGAACGCAAAGCATTTGATTGCTACATCGTTGACCGCAACAATGTTGGTATCATTGCTCAGCGTCAGGAAATCACCATGGATAACTGGACGAATCCGGAACTCGATGTTCAGTTTATCAAGGCCAAGGAACGCTTTGGTGTTGGCATCCAGGATCATGGCCGTGGCATTATGGTTGCCCGCAACATTGCTGCCGAGAAATCCTATCCGGAAAGCCTCCCGGTTCGCGTTATTGCAGAATAATATCTGCTCTAATTTCCGGGTTAATCATATCAAGAGGCAGTCATTTGACTGCCTCTTTTTAATTAAGGGAAATCCTTTGGTAATAGCGGCAAATGTAGAGACTAAAACAACCGGAGGATTTTATGGGTAAAAAATATACCGAAGCGGAAATTGAAAGAATACAGAACGAGCTATCCAATCAGGTAGAGAAAGAAAATGACTTTTTAACTGAGATTGAACAGCTCTCAGAGTCAATTGCTCACCGTCTTGTACAGGGGCGCCATACAAGGGAACGTTTCCTAGACACAGACTTTATCTTCAATCTGAGATATGACGATGTGCGAAAAATTATCTATGTAATGAGAACTGATCCTGTAAAACTGGCAATTGGTATGGGGCACTACAGGCCCGCAATTTTTGCAGAAGAATACAACGAAAACCTGACCATGGATGAAAATGTTTACATTGCTGTTAAGGCAGCGTTATGCTCCAAGGCGGGAATTATAAATGTCGACGAAGCAGGTAACGACTAACGGAGGTTTTTATAAATTATGGCAAATGTAATCGCTCGAGTAAAACTGGCTCCCGGCGAAACGGGTTTCTTTGACAGCTCGACAAACACGTATCTTAACTGGAGTCATCCGGTAGCAGATATCGAACTTGGTTCCGACCTGAAATCTTTGCGGGCTGCAGTAAAGGCCAAAAAGATTTCAGTTATCGAAGGGTCTCTTGGACAGAAGAAAACCTTTAAACAGGTTTTGATGGAAGCGAAAAGTAAGCGCACCGGACAGCCCCTCGAGGAATTAATGGGAGACACACCGTCGGCCTTTGAACCGACTGAAATTATTGGCAGCGATAATAAAACGGACGGCAAGGCTGCAGTGACAAAAACTACGCTTGATATTAAGCCGGACAAAGAACTTGTTGAACAGGCAGTAACTGAAAGCAAGGTTGCCGCCGAAACAGTAAAGAAGACTGTAAAGGCAGCAGATACAAAAGTTGAAGAAGCCTCCGCAGCTGAACCGGTAGAAGATAAGGCGAAAGAGCCTGAGGAGAAGGCTGCACCTAAGAAGAAAACCACCAGCAAGAAAAAGTCAACCAAAAAGGTTGATGAAGAAGCTGCGGTTGAAGCTGAGGAAAAAACAGACAAGTAAAGGACAGGTGTAAATCTTGTATCAAAAGTTTACCGTGGAGTCGGTGCGCGTATTTGAGGCCGACCACCTAATAAAAATCGGTTTTACCTTTGATGTGGATGAAGACTCTGTTACTGAAACCTCGGTTTATCTAACACTGAAAAACGGGGATATAAACCCCATTACAATGTCTAAAGTAACCGTGGATGGCCCCACGGTTACTTTAGAATATGAGTCTCTACAGGTAAATACCGATTATGAAATTGTCGTCACTAAAGATGTCCGCTCTATTATGGAAGATGAGCTGGCTATTGAATTTAAGAAAAGGATACGTCTAAACTCTCGCGTAGATAGCATAGTTAACATTATCGCCCCTATTGATTATGAGGAATTGGAAAAGCCACATTTTTTGTTTTCTGAAGAAAAGGGCAAAAGCGGCAAGGCGTTTAATCGCTTCAGAATTCAAGTGGCGCCAGATTATGGCTTCTTAAACGTGATCTACGATACAGTTATTGAGTCGAGGAATGAAATAACGCTTTCGGGCCTCAAGGCGAATCCACAATATTTTGTCAGAATGCGTGTTGAAGCTAATGACAATGAATATGGCAATTGGACAAAAGGCAGAACTTTTACGTTAAAGGGCGAGCCAGAGCCAGATTACACAGTACCAACAACAAACAACCCCAAAAAGCCGGAAGATTGTGACGATGTTGTATTTGAAGATGATTTTGAGATTATTGGCTATCCGGAAAACGGTATAACGACTGATGGTAGTTTTATCATTGAGTTTGACGGGGACATTGATACGTCGTCCATCGATATTGCAAATATCGTCCTTACAAGAAAGCAGGTGTGATGTGGAGCGAGTCAATTTTTCTTATCGAGTATTTGACAACTGTCTGGAGATTATCCCGGATGGCGGCATTAAAAATAATAGCATCTATAAGCTGACATTGAAAAACATTCGATCCGCTGAAGGACATAAGGTGCTTGACAAACAGAGTCTTGAGATTACAACAGCCATGACACCAGCATATTGCAGCGTTGATGCTATTCGTACTCTCGTGGATGTATTTGATATATCCGAATCGACAATCTTATTTCAAATTCGCCAAGCCAGTAAGGAAGCTGACTTTATCTGGCGCTCTGTTTATAACAAACCAATAACTCGCGATGCGGACGGCAACTATCCGTTTCCTGTCGAAAAATTTACAGAGGTGCGCGCAAGTCAACTCGCATTGACAAGGGCATACATTACTGGCACATCTGAAAGCGGACTTGAGGGGACGCTGGGCAAGATCACTTTTAAGAACGGCGAAGAGCTCGGAAATATCCGAAAGTTGATAGATTCCCTAAAGGCCGAAGCTGATAAATGGCAGGATGCTATCCGGGGATATGTCTTTGACGGCAGAAATAAACCGGCATTTGCTCTGCGCGGCAATCATTCTTTGCGTGCTACGCCAGCTGCGGTTATTCTTAGGAATTACAATCGTGACGGTAACATGGGCTTGAAGGGAGGATATGTCATTTAATGTTAGATCACAGCTTCAATAAAAAAATTCGAGCAATCATCCATAAATTGGAATACCCAATGTATGTTGTTATCCGTGATAAGTCTATGTATTGTCCGTGTCGCGATGCAAATGACACGCCAGATCCAGACTGCCCAAAATGCTTGGGGACGGGAAATAAAATAAAAATCAAAAAGATAACCGGTGTTATGGAACCGGACGAAGTATCTCTGCGTCTTGAAGGACAGCAGCAGGCAGCTCCGTCAAACTATTATTATTTTGATGCAGAAAAAGTTCCGAAAGAAACGGTGCTTGCTGGCAATATTATTGTTCGCGAAGATGAAGCAGATATCTTGCAAGGGGCAAAGAAGTTCCGTTCAGACTCTAATAAGGTCATTTATTACTACGAAGAGGCAGTCCCGATAAAATCCAACATAAAACTCTTCTTAAAGAATTTCTACAATCTGGTGAGGGCGAAATGATTACAAGCATAAAAGAGATCGACCGGCATAAATCAGTTCTCCTTATTGGTATTGGCGCAACAAATAAATATCTGCACGACATTGTAAAGCCGGAAAGAGTATCTGAAGCTCGAGAAGTTTTTGGAGACAGTGACCTTGTAGATTCATACGAGCTTTTGGTGAGAGGCAATGAAGATAAGGACATCTTCATTATGAACATTGAGGTTATGACAGACTATCTTGATATCGCGCCGCTTGTATCTAGTTACGAGTTTTCCTATGTAGTTCCTATTGATGTCGGCATATCGAATTTTTTTTACGATCCCAACCGGGACGGTAAGAAAACTTTCTATATCCAACATTTAATGGAATCATTGCCGGAAGAAAATAAGACGGTATTTCTGGTTACCGACACACATGCCAGTTTATATCAGGACATGGACCAATTTCTGGAAAGCATGAATTATCGCGAGCAGGAGTTTAAGAATAGCGTCCAGTTTAAGAAAACAAAAAGACACGCTTTGTTCGTGGCCAACAATCTGGACAACATTGCGTACGGCAACGTAGAGTTATGCCGCATGATCCTGCTTACCGATATAAACGAATATCCTGCAGATAGCGGCGAGCTTCACGCGATTTTTAGTCTTGACTTTAACGACAATGTAAGTAGTATGGCCTACTTCAAGACTCATGCCGACAAAACTACGTCAGTAGAAAATCTACTTAACTTTGATGATGAAGAAGAGCCAACAAAAATATTCTTTATTTATAGGATTTGTCTTTACATTGCAAAAGAGCTGGATTTTACCGATTATATCGGCTCAAAGTACATCTCTTACAAGAAGCAGCGCATTGCTGCTATAGTATCGGATTACCTTGGAAAGTTGGTCGGCTATATATTAACTGGTTATCAAATCAACGAGTGCTTTGCAAAAGAAAACCCTGAACATCCGGGTACTGTCGACATCATCTTAAAGTACTCCATTCAGCCCATTGGGTGTGCAGAGCGCTTTATTACAAGAACATTGAGGATTTAAAACATGATAGAAACATTCGATAGTAAGGTCCACAGTACAGATGCTTTTGAGCAAATGCTGCAGCGACGCGAAAACAGCCGTCGCAGAAACGAAGTGCAAGGGCAACGAATCCTAAAAACAGATACCGATTATTCCAGAGCCGAAAAGGGCGCATCAATGAACGACTTCTTTGAGTTAGTTAAGAAGATGGTTTTGCGAGGATTAAAGAAGTATAAGGTTGAGATTGTTCCTAATGACGGCCCCCGCAGAGTCCTTGATCCGGCTGAAAAAATCGACCACCCAATCATTTATTACAAAGTTGTCTCACGAGTCCCTCGTGATAAAAACTATAAGCCGAGGTTCCGCGAAGACATTTATGACAAAAATCCCGACGGAAGCGAACTTCGTCAGGGTGCAATATATGGGCAATTTTTTGATTGTGAAATTCAGTTTGACATTATTGCTAGTGATTACAGTACTGCAGACACGGTAATGAATGCTTTTGAAGATGCAATGCAAAAGTATGCTGGTTTCTTTAAAAGAAACGGTGTAAGTGAAGTCTTATTTGCAAAACAGTTTACTGATGAAAACCTTGATATCTACCGGCAAAAAATGTCAGTAAGATCTTTGGTTTATGACGTAGCTATCGAGCGTATCCGGCTTGCTTACGACACAACAATTATGGAAATCACTCAATCTTAATCTAATCATGGAGGTACTCTAATGAGTGTACTTAACGAGGGGAATAATCTCCCTGGTACAATCATCGACATAGAGAGCGAAGTTAGTCAGGACTACGATCCGTCTCTCTGGGGAACCACAGAATCTGTGGTAGTGATTGGTACAGCATTTCAGGGGCCGGTAGGTGTTCCGACCCAGATCTACAATGTAGATATGGCTCGTTACTTCTTCGGAGCAACGTACGATAGTGCAACCCATCGCTCCGCATCCCTGGTCGCTAACATTCAGGCTTGCTTTGACCGCGGTTGCCGTACGATTTATGCAATGCGCGTTGGTGGTAAGGATATTTACAAAGACTTCCGTCTCTGTGAAGCTTCCGAAAAGTACCGTCTCCGTATTGCTGGTCAAACCCCGACCAATACAACGAAACAGAGTTATCTGCGCATCAATGTAGCCTCTGGTTTCGAACAGATCACCCTGTATAAGCCGGCTTCTAAAGCAACGATTGCTGAAAGAAAACAGGCTTATGTGGATGACATGAATTCCATCCTTGTCTTCCAGATCAATTTGAATGCTGATATTGGCCTCACTCGCAACGATAAGCTTGTTGACCTGGTGCGCCACTTTAACAGCAATGAACATAACAATGTGTTTGTTATGAGCATTATTGATGCTGATGGCAATGATGTGACAAATGCTCCTGAAGCACAGGAGCTTCGTATTGGCTCCCTGTTCTCCGGCATCTACTTCGTAGGCCGCGACAAGAACAGTGACGCCGCTCCGGCATATTCCGTTGTAACGGCTCGCGCTATTATTAACGAGAATGATCCGAAGCCGTATAGCTCTTACGATGAAAAGTTCTATCGTGTGGTAGAATTCAACTCTGATGTATCGAGCGAATATCCGATTACCGCACGTCGTTATGACGAGCTCAAAAATCTTCTGCAGGGTGCATCTGTTGCTGCTGGCAGCGATTATAAGTTCCTCGAAACGGCTGGTATTGTGGATCGTGTTTGGCTCCAGGATGATGTCGATTACGAAGAAGCTGAACTGAGCAAGTTCGAACTTTACAAACGACTGGGTTCTGGCTTCGCAATCACTGCTCAGGCTATCGAACGTAAGGGTCGAGATAGCAAAGGTCGCGAACGTCGTCCTCGCATTATCGAAACGCCGGCTGATGATGCAAATCATATTGTTGGTATTACCGATGGTATCTATTCCCTGCTTGAGAATACGGAAGCTCAGTGGCGCGTACTGGCTGCTGCTAACGCTGACGATAAGGCAGATGGCAAGTTACCCAAAGCGGAAGCATTCAAAATTGCTACGCCGAATCAGGTTAAGCTCTTCGGTAATCCTGTAAGCGGCAACGGCGCTCTTATTACGGCTACGCCGAAGGTTGCTGAAGACGACTTGACCGCACCGAAGGAATATGAATTCCACTTCGTAAAAGTCGACGAGGAAGAAACCGAATACGATAACATTGAAGATGTGTACACTGACCATGTTGCAAAAATTGTTGCTCGTGTTGATACCGGTGTAGCTGGTCTCAAGGCTATGCTGAAGGCAGATAAGTACCCCAATGGTACGCTGTTCCTTGTTTTTGAGCCGAGCAATCTGACAGAAGGTCACCTGTATCGTGTTCTTGATGATAAGATGGCGCTGCTCAACATCACGCGTCTGGAAAACGAATTGCTCAGCGTAAACCGCGAGCTTTATGTTGGCCAGATTGTGAATGGCGATCTCGTGTTCGTTCCGGCAGATGTTACCGTAACAGCTGGTGCTCCTACGACATATCTTACGAAAGAATATGTTCTGGTAGATAACGGAACTTCTCTCTTCGTTGCGAATGTAGATGAATCTACTGTTAACGCAGGTAAGGGTAAGCTTCGTCCGTTGGGCACGCTTGAAAGCATGCTTGGTGATAATGACAATAAGACTTTGGTTTATGTCGAAGACTCTTATGGTCAGAAGAACCTCATCAATATCACGACGGGCGCTGCTGATTTCATTCCTCTTGAGGAATTCATGGAACTCTTACAGGAAGATACAACCCTCAACAAACTGTTTGGCTTTGAACTGACTGAAGATGGGGCAGACCTGATGTCTGAATACCCGGAGGACATCGAAGCAAATTATGTTTCCTCTACTGGTGGAAACCTCTATTTTGAACAGACGCTTGCTGATGGCACTGTAGCTCCTGGTGAATTCTACGGCCTTGCTGAAAACAAAGCTATTGGCTACGATTACAGCAAGTACATCCCGTTCCGCACGAACGACAACTTCGTACGTCAGCTCGCACAACATTGTGCAAAAACTTCGCTGGGAACTTCCATGACCCACGGCGTAATCGGTTACAGCCCGCTTCGCAATTATTCTCTCAAGGCTATTGCGGATCGAGTTGAAGAACTGGTTAAGGTTAACTACTCTTTGTATGCAAAGAAGTGGAATGGCCGCGAGTTCCTGAATATCGACGGCAACCCATACGAAATCGGCGGCAATGTCACTGTAACGGCTTTCCAGTATCCCGTAACGTCTTCCAAAGACGGTGTAACGACTACTGTGAACGGTGCAGCAGGTTACGCTGGTATGATTTCCGTACTGCCTGTTGATCAGAGCACGACGCTTCAGCCGACTGGCCTCAGCGTGATTGATTTCTTCTACTCCAATACGCAGTTGAAGAGACTGATTAGCGCAGGGTACATTGCGGCTCGTATGACTGAGACGAAAGGCATCTGCATCGCAGATGGCGTAACCATGGCTCCGGCCACTGAGTTTAGAAACCGCATTTCCATTGTTCGCACAATGAATGCTTGCGGCGATTCCATTCGTCAGGCTGCTGAACCCTTCATTGGTAAGAAGAACAGCCTCCAGAACCGCAGCGCTCTTAAGACGGCTGTTGACTCCGCACTCAATAGCTTGAAGGATACGTTAATCTGGGATTATAAGTTTGAGATTATCAACCTGAGCTCCTACACCAGCGATGCTGAGATCGACATCACTTACGAAATCTTCCCGATGAACGAAATCAGAAGCGTAACTAACAACATTACCATTTCTCACCAATCCACTGGCGGAAATAACTCCTAATGCTGTTAGGATAAATTAGGGTAATAAGGCGGGCTATCCCGCCCGCCTTAATTTTTAATATGTGAGGTAAATGTAAATGGCAAATGCAAATAGCTCCACTTACACGAACACCTACACCACTTTTTCAGGTTGCGATATTGTATGCTCCTTCGGTTCTCAGATTATTGGCGAACTGCAGGGCATTAGCTATAGCGTAACAAGAGAAACATATTGACAATATCTAGGCAAAGCAGTATCATAGAGCAAAAGGGATGTGATATTGCGTGACTAGGAAAAAATGGACAATTGAAGATATAGAATATTTAAAAGCCAACATAGGCAATGCGACATTTGAGGAATTAGCGGAACATTTCTGTGTTTCTCGAAATAGTATTGCTCACAAGGCTAGTAAGCTTGGTATTAGTAGAAAATCGTTATCCGGGCAGCTGTGGACCGTAGAAGAAGACAACCTTCTAAGACAACACTTCATCTACGCACCCAAAAATATGCTAGTAAGACTTTTCCCAAACAGGACATGGGTGGCAATTTTGCAGCGAGGTCTAAAAACCTTAGGCTTAACGAGAAAAAGTCAAGATAAATACTTTATAAACTACAAAGCACTGTCTAAATGGAATGAGTTTACTGCATATCTCTTAGGTTTTACAATGGCTGATGGATATATAAAACGAAATCATGGAGCAAGGCACGAGAACTCCCTTCAATTCGAACTAGCGGTTTATGATAAAGATATACTTGAGAAAATTGCAAGAAATCTTGATTTTGAAGGCCCGATTACTGAGAGTAAAAGAGGAACTGCAAAGCTTTATATTTCCAATACAAAGGTATTGGACGATTTAATTGAAAAAGGCGTTCCTGCTACTAACAAAACAATTAACGCTAAATTTCCTCCAAATATACCGAAAGATCTAATTAGGCATTTTATCCGAGGACTCTTTGATGGTGACGGAAGCATCTATATTGATGAACAGTCTCCGGTTTTTCAGCTCTTGGGAACAAAAGAACTCCTTTGTACGATAAAAAACATCTTGCCGCAATTCTTTTCCTCTGTAAATGTTTTGGACCGCTCCAAAAGTGGTGCAAATATATATTGTCTAAAAATAAAAGAGAAAAAGAAAACATTTCACTTGCTTAATTGGATGTATAACGACTCTACAATATATCTTCAAAGAAAATACGATAAATATTGTCAAATAATTAATTCTCCGTCATACGGGAAACCGTGTGAGGACAGGACGTGAAACCCAGTAAATCCTCAAGAGCTTCGCTTCCACTGCGAGGGATAGACAGAAACCCTCGTGAAGGTAGGGAAACCTAGAAATAATTGCGAAGATGAGTCATGCTGAAATAAAAGCCTGCGAAACAGGTGCTAAAACTCATAAACAAGGGATGTTTGGGCTCCTAACCAGAAATGGCAAGGTCAAACGACTATGTGGCTGAGAGGCCCGTAAGGGAGGAAGTCCCCCTGAAGTGCGTCCTACCTAAGTCCCGAAAGGGATATGGTAAAGAAGTAGTCTCCTCTCCAGGATTAAAACCCTGGGCAGAATAAGATTCGGTACAGAGTAACGACCTGTGCGAAGACAAGGAAAAGGCTCCGGTGTACACGATGGGGTCTGCAAATCCTCGTTCTTTCTCTCGCGGAAAGAGGGGTATCGCAGGTACTCTCGTGTTCGTGGTTTTCGATCATGACGCCCTGCTTAAGGGCTTGGCTGAACACGTTGAAAGCAACAAGGTGTTCCACCGTATTGGTAAGGATATTAACTGGAAACCGATGACCATTGAAAAGTGGGACGAAGCAATGAAAGATATTGCTTCTCAGGGCGACAAAGGCACTACCACTAAGTCGGCCGGTTATCGTACCCGGGCAATTTCCCAGCAGGCAGAACCGATTATCGCGGACGAAATACCCCCATTCGATATAACCATAAGTATGGCCAACGAATACGGGAAAGCAGCGGTCATGGTGCTGTACGGCGTAGAAATTTTGAATCAGGGCAGCCAGTTCTCTATGGATAACATTCAGAGTCAGATGGCCTGCACGTTCGTTGCTTCTCGCCTGAAGTGTCTTGAGGCTGTCGACATGGCAACTGGTAAAACCATTCCTAATGGTAATGCTAGTATCGACATGGACGATTACACGACAACCCAGAATTAAATAGCCGATAACGGTAATATCGGGGTAGCACTCAAAACGGGTGCTACCCCGATATTTTTGAGTGTGAAGGTGATTTAATTTGACGAAAAATGAAAAAGAGCTTTGGAATGATTACCAAAGCACAATGACAAACAATATGGCTGCGTCCAGAAGGGCACGGTCGAAATTTATTGCAAAACACCCGGGAAAACAGCCAACGGCAGCTGACCTCATGGAATATGGTTATGATGTGAACGCAGCTGCAAATCAGCTCGCTCAAAAAAAGCAACGCCTTATCGATAATGGATTTACTATAAAAAATAATAAATGGTATGCCCCTGACGGAACAAATGTTTCCAATAAGGGGAAGTTTCAGCCACAGGAATTATTTAGTGATCCTCCTGTGAGAGTAGATGGCAGGGGCGACACGTCGGGAAGCGGACAAAGTAATCCGTCAGCAGGCTCGTCGGGGAGCACGCCGGGCACGCAGTCGTCAAAATACCAGCAGGCGCGAGAAAAAGCACTGCAAGACATTCAGACATCGATTAATGATTACTTCACCGCATCCGAAAAAACAAAAGTCATCCCACAGATACAAAAAGCGGTAAGTGATTTAAAAAGCGTAAAAGACAGCAGTGTAAAAAAAGCCATTAGTGATTATTCCCTTAATGCGACGGAAGCGTCATCGTTACAGCAAGAAATTGACTCTCAGTTTGAATACAAAGTAACTGCTGCGTGGGAAAGGAGTTACAACAGCAAGCCTCGTGAAGCAGTTGCTGATCCGGAAAAGCATGTAAGTGATAACGAAGCTTATGATATAAGGAAAAAATATGCTGAAAACATAAAGGCCGCAAAACAGCATGTCACTAAAACCATAGAGTCTGCGCTTAACCAGTTCGAAATAAACAAGCAGCTTCCGACAGAAACGGTTTTTGACAATTACGTTAAAAACTACATTGATCAGGTTGCACACAAAAGCGAATTCTTCCCTGTTGATATGCAGGAAAAAGAAAGGGCCTGTATTAGCGACTATATCTATCAAGATGTTGGCGGCGATCTACTTAATAAATACCGCGAACTTGCAAAAGGAGATAACCAGGTTACGGCTAAGACCCCTGGTGAAATAATAGCGAACGGTACGGGGAAAACAAATGAAGCTGTAAAACCGAAGGTTACAAGCTCGAATGTTTCTGGTTTTGCTAAAACTAACATATCGTTCTCTGGCTGTGACATGGTTATTACTGCCGATATGGTAACAACAAAAGGTACTCCAGTATCTGTAATGGTCGGTGAGGCCCAGACCATCTCATATTCTATTTATCGTAAACTTAGCCCAATATTGAATATTGGAAATATAAACGCGAAAGATTATGTTGGCGGCCCGAGGACAATTGCCGGCAGTTTGGTTATGACTGTATTTAATCAGCATTGGGGAACGCAGCTTATCGATCAGTTTGCTAAAATTGAAGGTTATGCGTCATCCCGGAAGGTTTTAATGGATGAGCTGGCTCCGATGAATATAACCATCTCCATGGCAAATGAATATGGTATCTGCTCCAGACTCGCCATCTACAGTGTTCGCATATTCTCTGAAGGCCAGGTTATGTCAATCAATGACATATTCACCGAAAACACATTCCAGTATGTCGCTTTAAATATTGACTATCTTGCAGATGTAAATACAAAAGAAGATCTGGAGCCATTATATCGTGATGCGATTGCTGCAAGGGAAAAGATGACCGAAGAGGCTTCCAAAACCGGAATCGACAAAAGTGGTGATAGCGGCAACACGCCGCCGAATCAAGGTGGTGGTGACAGCGTTACAAAAGACGGCAAGATAGAATTTGACCCCAATAAATCACAACAAAAAACACCGGCCCAGTCATCAACAGGACAAGATACAACAGGAACGTCACCCACAAAACCGAATGCAGGGACTTTTCCGGGGGCGAATGGAGAGTCCATTCCGTATGGGAACAATAAACAGGAAGACTTGTTGAAAGCCGCAAAAAAATACGAACAATATATGGAAGACCTGCAAGAAAAATTAGCCAAGATACAAGATATCAAAGCGGCAAAAACAATCTATAAGGAAATTGACCGAATAAAAGGATGGTACACAAAGATTGTACGGCTAATAAGTGAACATTACGATATTCAGCCAATAGAGATTAGGACGGATAAAGAGGAGGTATAATTTTTGCTTGTCAGAAACACAATTATGCCTGTAGAAATATATGGTAAGACGGTAAAAGCTATATATCTTGGAGATTATTATGGGCATAGTAACATTGTCATTGAAGGCGTACCGAGTGAAGATATTATAATGGAAATCGAGGACGCAGCCGAAAAAACAAAAGATGATCCGGTTTTCAAAAACCCGTGTATTGAAATCGAGGGGTTGGGACAAGGCACTTATACTATCTACACGACAACGGCTGACAAAAAAGATCGTTCGGCAGGATATACTTTTACAATCACAGAAGACACGAAAGCGCAGAATGTTCAGCAGGCTGCAGAAATGTCAGGAGTGGCTGACGGTATTTATCTGCAAGAGACAGTAGAAGATATGTCTAATAAGACAAATGTCGTTTTGTGGTTATGGAAAAGATACAATGAGGCGAAAAATAGTTACGATAAGGATGCTGTCGCGACAACACTGTTTACATACATTGAGCTGCTAAATAAAAGAATGCAAAAGTGCGGCTTTACATCAGAACCGTTTGTTATAGGGATGTTTAATGGCCAACTTAAAATGGATGGCGAGGCAAACCGGATAATCAGACACAATTTGCTCAACAAAAAAACTGAGATGTTTACGCCCAAACCACTTCAAAGAGTCTTTACTGCACCAGAAGAAGATGGCGGTCTGTATCTGTATTTAGAAGTTAATGAAGACGGTATGCCAATAAATCTGGCATTGTCTTTTAAGCCGGATACAAAAACGATGGATTCCATCAAGAATAATTTGATCCAGCGAAATGAAAAATTACAAAGAGCTTTAGAAAGAACCATTGATTATCCGAGATCTTACCTTGAGTTTTCAGAAGATGAATTACAGTGGGTTTCTATAATAGATAAACTTCGTGATGGTATTCCTGTATTTAGGTCGCCTGACCTTCAATATGAACACGGGATAATCACCATCACGCCCCACGAAGAAGATATAGGACTATTGGATTTTGTTAGCGGTAACCTATACCTTGCCATCAACGAACTAGAATATTGCTTAGAAAGTAATCGGCGCAGAATAAGTATGCAGCCTAATGAGTTCTATATCTATAACGATAGTTTTGGTATCGGAACAGAACCGTATCTATATTGGATTGAAAACGAAGATGGAAAGGTATTGTCAGATATAAGAGTATTAAACCTGTCTGTAGACTCAGAGATGGGTGGTGTCGTGTACGATACAGATGATGCAAATTACATCAATGAAAGACTTCGGAAGTTAGAATTGTATCATTATAAAAAACATCTTATCCCTATGGCTCAAAATAATACGACAACGCAATCTAATTTCGAAAAGATCACCGATGCTTTTTCAGTGTGCGAATCAGATGGGGAAACACAGCCGGCTGGAATAACAGACAGTATTCTCGATCGTAACCTTTTGCGGAGTAATATTCTGGATTTTGCGGAAGTCAGCAGGGCTGTAATGCGCGACAAAATCACCTACAGCCGCTACGGTACAAATATTATAAAAGACCCGTTCTACTATCGCAGTAAACTCAATACGATCGTTCTTCCTATGGGGCAGGATGTGTTATACAAGATTGTGTCGTATGATTTTGAGAATGGACGGCAGGTTAAATACATCCCCGCGCAAAATCAAAGCACGCAAGAGTATAGGTTTAATAATGTAGAGTGGGCATATATAACTGCATTTGACGCAAAAGACATGAGGACGTCCGGTTACATTATGCTTGACTTTAGTAAGCGAGGCGTATCTGCTAATGTGTACACTTATATGGCGGTAAATGTGGAGGTGGGTTATTAATGGCAAGCATAGTCAGTACATTTCAAAAAACAAATTCTTCAAGCCCGTACCCATCGGAAGTTATCAATAGAACCAATATTTACAATTCTATGGGCGGCGACTTGGGATTCCGAAACGCATTTACCGTCCACAACTTAAATGGACGGAGATACTATTCATCAATCGACGCAGCGATTCTCTTTAATGGCCAGATGGTAGATGAAATCGTACAGATTAAGTGGACTATTGAAGAGCAGACAATGCCTCTGTTTGGATATAACAGTTATGTCTGGGACGAAATCGCCAAAGGATCAAGAATTATTCGCGGGGCATTTGCAATAAACTTTGTTGTTCCGGACTACTTAAATATGATCCTGGAGAAGTCAATTAAGGACGGCAGCTTCAAAAACACAGGAAAGCAGACTGAGCCTAATAAACATTCTGCAATGTATTCTAATTCCTTTTCCATTGGCGTGGGGTATGGAAGCAAAGATGATATTGTTGGGGAAACCCCGTGTATCATCTTAGAAAATGCAGTCATCCAGTCTTGCGGACAAGCACTGGATACACAGGGGGCAAACCTTGTAGAGATGTACCAGTTTATCGCTAGGGACAGGAGTTATTCAAGATAAAATGTAATAACCTTTTTCTCTTTAGTAATGTGTGCCACGTAGAGCATAACAATTAGAGAGAAAGAGGTTATTATTTTGCGCAAACTCGCATCTATTCAGGTTATTAAAAAAATTGAGCCAATCGAAGGTGCTGATCGCATCGAAAAAGCAACAGTTCTTGGTTGGCACGTTGTAGTTCAAAAAGGACTTTATAAGGAAGGCGACCGCGTTGTCTATTTGGAAATCGATTCTGTTCTTCCGAAGGAACTTGCTGAACGGGCCGGATTCGCAGATAAGTATTTGAAGACACGTCGCTTTAAAGGTGTTTACTCCCAGGGCATGTGCGTCCCACTTACTGAGCTTTATCATACAAAATTTCCGTATGGCAGTGGCAGTGCGACAACCATTGTAGAGAAAGCTAAAGATGGGCGATGGGACGATATGAATGTGACCGAGTATCTCGGCATCACAAAGCACGAAGCTGATCAGCGCAACGACGATCAATGGTGGAAGAGACATCGTGCAGAAGCAAAGCCGCCCAAAAAATGGTATACAAAATTCCGTATTGGCCGTTGGTTTTGGAAAAAGTTCATCTATAAGCCGGTGTCGGGTCCGTTCCCAGCTGAGCTTGTGCCTAAGACAGACGAAACGCGCGTGCAGATTCTTGGAGATGTTCTGGAAAAATACAAAGGAATTCGTTGTCAGTATACGGAGAAACTGGATGGTTCTTCTATCACGTTTTGGAAGGACAAAAAAGATAAGCTGCATGTTTGCAGTCGAAACCGCGAACTTTTCGACAAGACCGACTTTATGTACGCAACAATCGCAGAAAAGTATGCAGATAAATTCGGCTATGGTTTTGTATATCAGGGGGAAATTCTTGGGCCCAATATCCAGGGTAATAAGTATGGCGTAAGGGACTATCAGGTATATATTTATCAGGCATATTGCCCGGAAACGAAGGTATATCTTGCGCCAGAAGAACTAAGCGCACATCTTCAGGCTGCAGGTCTTCCGCAGGTTCCTATCCTTGGAGAGTTTGACCTTACTGACGATATTGACGCTCTCGTTGATATGTCTATTGGAATGAGCGTCCTGGCAAGCCGAGGAAAAGATACGCAGCGCGAAGGTATCGTTATCCGCCCCTTGGAGAATATCGACGGATTGTATGATGGACGCTTTGTTGGCGGTCGCCTTTCTTTCAAGGCAATCAATCCTAAGTTTCTGGTAAAATACAATTTGTAAGGAGAATAAAAACTTCTGCTAAATAATAAAGACACCGAGCATAAAACTCGGTGTCTTTATTATTTTAATCCGCCAGGTAAATCGCCATGCTTTTCCTGCCACTCTCTAAGAAAGTCATTATTTTCAGGTGTCTGTATTGTAGAATCATCCACATGGTTGCGAATAGACTCTGATATTTTAAGCGGCTCAAAGATAAGGTCATAATTAGAAGCCGCATCTATAACGTCATCTCTGTATTGTGGGGCGCGAAGCACAATCCGGGTTGCCAGCGTTTTGAACGGCTCATCAGATAGATTGCTTTTAAGCATTGTTCTAAGGTATCCGCCCGAATTGATAGAATCTGGCGGGGTTCCTTTTTCTTGAAGTTTGCCTAAATTAATACAGGTCTCGAGAATGGCACGCCAGACTTTAGCCGGCTGTGACTGATACTTTGCTATTGATGTTTTACCAAACCCCAAGGACTCCATCTTCGAAGATAGGTAGTCCCAAGAAGGAACACCATATTCATCAAAAATAGCATAAACATGATGAGCTGGCAGCAAGGGCGTCGGCGCCGCATTTAATGCAACGACAAAGATGAATTCGGTAAGTCGCTGGCCGGGGACATTTGTTGTAATCTCATCTTCGTTCAAAATACGGAACTGAGATTTCGGCGAGGAGTTGATATCCTCAATAGCTTTTTGTATGACATTGCGCTTATAGTCATTAGGGCTGGCCAGCTTGAATTTTCCTGTCTTGGGATTAACAGGGGTAGGGACACGCAAACGAAGTTCTTTGTAAGATACCGTTATTCTGTATGGATACGGAGATTCGTTAATCTTTTCCTCCGCAACCCTTGCAGAGAGCCATTCATAAAATGGATAAGTGTAAGCACTGGAGCTTTGTTCATGGAATTCGTAATCCATTTGAAAAGCAGGGTTACACAACACATTCTCTATGTAAAAATCCTGATACTCTTTATTTATTGTAATGCGGACAAGTCCTTTGCTCTGATTTTGTTTAACCGAAGAAAGTATCCAGTACGTAGCTTTTTTAAACCCCTGATTTCTTTCGGTGTTATGCTTGAAATGAACTGTAACATTGAGGGGGACTTTTGTCAGGTCGTCAAAGACCTTCTCGAAAGATTGGTAAAGAGAGTGCCAGCTTTTCACATTCTTGGCTACAGCCAGTTTGCGGAAATCTATATCAAAGGTGATGGGGACAGTTATATCTCCGCCATTTTCTACATAGTCTTGGATACCCTTACGAATAGCAACAATGCAGTCAGACTCATGTTTTGTTGTGGCGCGATTCGGGCTGCCTGCTGCAAGTTCTAGGCTAGAGAAAAGTGAAGTCTGCTCAAAATGCTTTTCCAAAGATAACGCCTCCAATCAATAACTTCATTTACAAAAAACATATTAGCACGAGCAAATAATAAAATCAAGAATAATTTTCGGAGGTTTTATAAAGATAATAATAAAAGAAATAAGAAAAACATATAAGGCATGGTAATTTGCGCTAAACCCGCATGGAATAAGGGAAAACCTCCGAGTTTTTTATAAACCTCCGAGTTATAAATAGACTACCTCCGAGGAAAAAATCAACAACCTCCGAGTTTTGTATAACGACCTGCGAGTTTTTCATAGACCACTTGCGAGTTTTTCATAAAAATATACATAACTCTGTGGATAACTATGTTGATAACTCACATAGAGTTGTGGATAAGTGTGCCGTATTGCCCATGCGTACAGGGGGTGTGGCGATTTTAATGTAAAACTCGGAGGCTGAAGAAAAACGTTATAAATAACTCGGAGGCTGGATTATGTTATGTAAAACTCGGAGGTCGTTTTTTTGTATAACGCATTTTATGTAAAACTCGGAAGTTAGTGTTGGATTATCTTGTTAATAACAGTAATGTACGAACTAGCAAATAAGAACATATAGTTTTTGTGGAGGAAATAATGAGTAAGGAAAAAGATACCAATATTGACGAGCAGGCTGAAAGTGCAGCTCTTGAAGCAGAAGCACTGAAGGAAGAACAGCCGTCAGAATCTGAGCAGGTAGCAGATGAATTGCCGGTGATCCCTGGCACGACAGTAACGGCAGCTGAACTCGATAAATTTAAGCAGGAGTACAAAAAAGTGTTCCTGACGGATTATATGGGTAAGCGTTATCTGTGGCATCGTCTCAACCGTAAGAAGTTTGGCGAAATTTGCGATGCCACAGAAGATATCAAGGATGATGACGAGCTCCTGTCCGCCCGCGAAAAAGAATTCGTAAAAGCGTGCGTTCTGTATCCGGGTGCAGAAGAGGTTGCAGAAGACGTTGAGGACGAGATGATTTCTTCCCGTATCTCCAGAGAAATCCTTTTCAAATCCGGTTTCTATCAGCCGACCACGGTAGAGCTGTAATCGCGAGGTGATTCCCATGAAGATGAAAACGGGTGGGATGGCCAAACAGCAGCCTCACGAAGTAGACCTGAAGGAACTGTATGAGCAGTACCTTGACAAATATGGTCAAGTATTTATGCATGATTTTGGTGAGAATGGCGTTTTCATATTCAAAAGTCTTGGACGGAAAGATTTTCGGGAGTTACGCGATTCGGACGCCATCAACGATTATGCTAAAGAAGAAATTATCTGCGAGCAGTGCGTTCTTTATCCTAAAGGGTTTGACTTTGAGAATTGCGATGAAGCTGGTCTTCCCACGCAGCTTGCCAATTTAATTTTAGAAAAATCCCTGTTAAAGAGTAGCGACCAGCTTGCGAAAGCTATTCACTATTTTCGCGACAGATTGTGGGATACGACAGATGAACAGCTGACGTGTATAATTCACGAGGCGTTTCCGGAATACACAATCGAAGAGATTGCGAACTGGGATGTCATGAAAACCGCGGAATATATGACAAAAGCCGAATATATCCTGCATAAGCTTCGCGGCATCCCATTGACAGATACGCAGGGCAATGAAGTAGAGTACGTTCCGCCCAGTGTGCGTCAAGAGGTGCAGCAGCCACCGCAGAATAACATACCTACACAAACAATGGAAGAACGCTTTGCGAAAGTTGATAATGTGCCTGCACCAAAAATGGATCGCAACGAAGTGCTTAGACCCAAAAAGCAGCCACAACAACCAGCCCCAGTCCGAAACGGCAAGGATAAGCAAGCGAGACTTGCACAGCTCAGGCATTTGCAGCAGGTGGCTCCTATCGACCCGAACACAGGAATGGCTATCGACTGGGCAAATGATTCTGTTATGCAAAATGGTTTTGAAGCTCTGCGCAACCAGAGTTTTGACGATAGGCCGATCGCGGAAATCCCAATCGATGATTCGGAAGAAGGCATGAATGCAATTCCTGAAGCACTTAGAAGTAGATTCAAAGTTATCAAACAAGAGGACTAATGAATGGCTGAAGACAAGCTTTATGAAGAAGCAAATGAAGACCTCAGTGATACACTCATAGATTTTGGCACAGATATAGCCGCCGCAGGTGTAGCGGCGGTTTCTTTTTATCGTGCTGGCGGAGTGAGAACACTGTCAAAAAAACTCTCGGATTATAGCCACTCCGGATTAAAAAGGGCTGTTGATGATTTTCGAGCGCTTGACTACGATCATATTAATTATCGGACGCTAAAAAAAACATACGAACAGATTCGTAATGGGATGAGAAATTTTAAAGCTCAACCTCATGACAATCGCATTCGTTGGGAGGCAAGGCCAGGCACGCCCATAGAGCTGATCATGGAAGCTGCAAAGCTTCGAGAGTCATCACCTGTAATACAGGAAAATGCCAGATGGCAAAGAGAAGTTGTAAGGCGTATACAGAAAACCGCATATAAGAATCTGAGCGCTGCGCTGGGTGCTGCAAAGATAAAAAACAGGGACACGATAAAATTAGCGCAGGCTCAAATGGCAAAGCTCGTTGCCCATGTGGCCAGCGAAGCAAGAAAAGGACATGTAGACTTTGATACAGCAAGGCTTCAGAAAAACTTTAAGGTAACTGGTGCGGGCGGAGATTTTTATCAAAAAGTTATTGACACTGCAAAATCGCAGGCTGAAAAATTCTCCCTTAATGCAGCAAAACATAAAGGGAGAACTATTGAAAACCAGATAGCCGACAGGCTTGAAGCGGTAGAAACGCTTGAACGGGCAGCCGGAGGCAGATACTCTGGAAATACCCTTCGCGATAAAGCATTTGGCGATGGGCTGGTAACAATCCGCGACACGCTCAGTCATGCAGATAGATTCAATGACACTGACGGCACCTTATTTATAGGCAGTGACCATTCCGTAAAAGAAAGGTCTTTTCTAAAGGCGTTACAAGAACTCCATGAAAGAGTAAAAGCTAAAAACGATAAAGAAATGCTTGAACGCTTTGAAAATATCGTTATAGACCCGCATCTACGTAAAACCGCTGATGGGGAAATATATTCTCTTGACCCATTGTATAAAGCAAGATACAAGGTTCTCAAAAGTCTGGCTTACACTATGCCGGGGAAAATTCTGAAGCTTGCAGATATGATGATGTCTGAGGCTACGCCGGCGTTTTATCAGTTCAAAAAAGGTACGCTTAATCCGGTGCTCGCGGCTTTTGAAGAAGGCAACACGACTAAGCGTATCATGAGTGACTACTTCTACATGGCCGGAAAAGTATTCCGGTATGATGAAGAAAGCAACAAGTTGCTGGATGAATCCGTAAAAGAACTAGATGGCGGCACACTCTTTTCCACTAGATTTGCAGGCATGGCAAACCTGTATAAAGACATCAATGGTCTTAATGCTCAGCGCGTAAGACAAGACGGGTCAATAAGCAAGATTCTTGACCTTAATGCTGCACCGGGAATGAATCCGTGGGATTATCTGGCTGGATATTTTAGCGGAGAACGGGATAAAAAATATCTACCCAACGTCATTAAAGATATCAAGAGTGGGAATCTTTTTTCAACATCTGACGATATTGATGATGTGTATGAAAGATTGTCCAGCTTAAACATCTTTTTAAATAAGAGCACAAGAGGCTTGACGCTGCCCATGCTCAGTGCTCTCGAAAATGTGGCGAGAGAAACAGCTGCTCAGGACGGTAGAGACGCCCTTGAAATTATCAGCCTCCTAAGACTAAATAATGGTGAACAAATTCTTGACGGCGTAAAAGCCATGGTTGGGGCTCATGGCGGTACAGATGGCGCGTTTTTGAATAACCGTCTTAATCGTCTGGTAAGCAAATTTGCACGAAACGAATCCGCAACAAAGGGATCTGTCGAACTTTTAGAAGACATTTCTGGTGCTTGGACTGATGATATTTCCGCTGCCGGTGGCTTAGATTTTTATGGGCAGCTACAGAGAGAGCTGTCTAAAGAAGCGTTAATGCGTATGGCAGAAAACTCTCGTGACGAGGCCGGCGGCTTATACAATGCGATAAAAGGTGTTATTGAAAAAAGCAGCATGTCTCACGCTGACGAGGAAGCCGCAAAAAGACTGGCCTATACGTCAATCTTGGATAATGAAACCATGAATGCGTTTACCGGCTTCGGGAAATATCAGCGTAGCGAGTATGATGTTGTCGATCCGATAACCAACCAGTCCGTACTGGAGAGCCTTATCGCAAAATATACCACTGTTGCGGGCGGAAAAACTACGCGGGCAGGCGAACAAGATGCGTCCAGGGTTATCCAGGATATGGTTAATGATGGCCATGAATGGCAGATGCTGCATGCTAATGGACGCAACCATGAGAGTGATATACCCGAGCAGTACATTGAATCCGACTATGCAATACTCCGCAAAAGCTCCGGGCCCTTGGAAATTCTAAAAGCCATAAATCAATCCATAACGGATAGTTCGTTAGATGCACTCAAAGATGAAGGAATGAACTTCATTAATCAGCTCAAGGCTGGCGGACATGATGCTGGGAATCTATCCAGAATGACGATGGTTCCGTATTTCTTCTTGCGGCGCTTAGGTGGAGATGATCTGCCTCCTTTTTTACAGTTTTCAAACGAGGCTCTTGATAGCACATGGGGGTTAACAAAAGCAATAGCTAAAAGAATCGCTCCTGTGGCTATCGGAGAAACTTATCTTGAGTGGGGCGACGATACTGTAGGTGCAGTTACCGGTGTCAGACCAAGTGCGGGATTCGTAAACACTCTGGATTACATGGATATTGGCGCGAGGACTATGCTGGATATGACCGGGATAGGTGGCTTTCTTGAAAGCGAATCTTATGTCAATCCTATCATGCAATATTGGGGTGGCCGGGATGGCTATTATGATGCCGACGAAGAACGTGATTTTATTGCCAATGGATATGAAGCGGTAAGGCGCGGACGCTATTGGTCATTTGGTTCGGTAAATGAGTTCCGTGGTTCAACAGTCGAGTATTATCAGCCAACACTTACCAGACGACTTAATAGTGACTACTACAACAAATCATTGTATAGTGGTTATTGGGATAAATGGGGGCATTCTCTGTTACCTACGCCAACAGCACCATTTTCCCCGCTCGTTTATTTAATGGACCCGTACTATCTCGAGGAAGAGCATAAGGAAGATCGCCCATATACGGTTTCCGGCACAATGTTTGATAAAGAAACTCCTTGGGGTATCGTCCTTAATCCTACAATCGGTGAACTTGTAAAACCGGTTGTTAAGATGAACCAGGATAGGCTGACGGATGACGGGCAGGATGTAAAAGCCATTATCTATGGTATAAACCAGCATATCCGTGATACTGCTCAGGGTGACCACGCATACGCCATGGTATTTGACCGCGAACAGATTACCGCCGGCGAATATACTTCATACGCATCTCCCTCACTTGGCCAGTATAATATCCGTATTGGTAAGGATCGTGGGGAGCAGATGCGTCAGGAGCAGCTTGATGCTCTTGGCGGGCCGATGGAACCAGAGCGCCGCGAAACTCTTTATGAAGGCGGCGGTTCTGGTGATGGCTCTGGTGGCGGCGGATTTGGATTCGGCGGTTCTGGCGGCGGAGGTTCTTTTGGCGGGCAATACCCGCTTGACCTTTTGGGACAGACAAACCGAAAAATATACGTAGCTGCCGCCCGCAATGAAAACAAAGGCGGCATGATCACCACCGACTATATTCGCCATAGTAAAGTAGACGAAATCCTCGGCAACGAAGATATAGGTGACCTGATTAACGCCGGAGCTGGTGGCGATCTTGTTCACGAGACAGCTCAGTCGCTAAGATTAATTGGCGGTATCTATGGTTATGGCGCAAACAGAGCGTTTGGATTCGGCGAGCGTGATGGAAAGCAAATTGCAGATGCCGGAGACATTGACTCTTTTAGTCGTTCATTCTGGGATGAATCCGTTGGTGGTATTGGCGGCGGCGTAGCAGAAATTGGGCGTCGTTTTATCCCGGAATACAGGCGAAACATTCGCGTCAATCCGCTCTTAAATACGATGCCAGATTGGCTTCCAGAGAAGCTAAGAGTCGGGGACCCGTATACGCAATTGCCTAAAGGAGAGGCTCGCCTTCCCGGCAAAGGGTATGAGGCGTTAAATGAATTACACCCGGACTCCTATGGAATTTATGGCAGCTACGACCGTTATAAGATTTTGGCTGACGTCGCTCCAAATTCAACAGAGTTTAAGGTCTGGAAAAAGATTGCGAACGCTACAGTTACCGACCCCGCTCTAAAAAAGGACATGGAAAAAATCCAAGAGCGCGTGAATGAACAAAACAAACAGCACGATTTTTACGACTATCGGATTCTCGGCAAAGACGTGGATTATCAGGATGCTATTATCCAAGAGGTCAACAAGGATGGTTCATTCCGCATTCGTGGGTCGAATAGATTATTAACTCTTGCAGGCATTGAGTTTGATAAAACGACCGCGATGAGTGGGGCTGGTAATCAGATTATGGCCAAGTATTTACATCCCGGCCAGAGTGTAACCATCGCAACAGATTCGAATGAGTATAACAGAGACAATCCTGACGGCACAAATAATGGGGAAGGCACTGTAAACGCAGCGGTATTTGTTGATGGTGAAAGTGTCAGTGAGCTTTTACTTAATGAACACAAGGACGTAATCAAAAAGAAAAAAGACCATCTTAATGCTGCGGACGTATATGCCCTAACAAGTACATTTGACCGCGTGCTTGGCGGTGCTGCAGAGATTGTTGCTCATGCCGACCTGCCGTTAATCCATGATCGATGGTTGCGTGTAAGAAGCCCGCTTGAATCGTATAACGCAGAACAAGTATACGGCACGCCATACCAAACATGGTCAGATGTGTGGGGAACGTATATCCAACCGGCTATGGAGAGGGCAGTGTCGGATCATTGGGGTGTAATCCGTGGTGCCGCAGAATGGTTCGCTCTAAATAACTTGCAGGCCAGAGAAGGTATTGGTAAAACAAAGAAAATGCTGCTATCTGGAGCGGCTGCGCTAATGGATAGAGGGGCATTTATTGGCAGTAGTATTGCTACGTTCTTCCGTCCTGGTGATGGCGAATTATTCCAGAAAGGCGGTAAGATAGGCTTAGGATTGTCGCTCCTTGGCAATCTGTATACCAGTGCGCAGTCAAGTCCAACAGAAGCAGCCGCGAGCTATGCCACGGTTGGCTGGATGGCTGCAGATGTGCTGGATACAGAAAAAGAAAAATTCACCAAAGCGCTTAGCGGTTCTATAGAGAAGTTTTTCCGAAATGAAGAATCGTGGAAGTTTAGAACAAAAGGTGCGTTTATCGGCGCGGCTGCCGGCGTGGCCATGTCTGGCTTATTTGGCCCATCGCTTGAAAGTGGAGAGCGTGCCCATTGGACTCCGGACAGGATAAAACAAAAGTGGGAACTTGAAGATTACTTTGACCGCCTGACATATATAAAATATACGGGGCTCTATAACCGCGCAGCAGAACTTGCCAAGAGCGAAGAAGGCACGGATGTAAAGAAGATTTTCGATGATTATGAAGAATGGAGCGATTGGCGCCGCGAAATTATGCAGGACTCGGACGTAAACAACACCGAGTTCACCCATCTAGCCAAGAAGAGAATCCAGCGAGCATTAGATGGTCTTCATGATGAAATCTTCGGCAGTAATGATGAGAATAACCATCGTTTTGAATATAGCAATGGCTTTTCGATAAACGATCTGCCGGGTGTCCGTAATGGTGTATTCCATTCTGAAGAAGTATCCGAGGAAGAACGGCTTTATACACTGAATGCTTTGGTAACGATGGGAGTCCGATACAATAAACCGGGCACGTCGCGCACTCAGGAAGATCGTGACATGAGCCAGCTCAGAGAATTTGAGCGCGTGTATGGGACTAAAATTCCCGACTACTATCAGGTGCATCACATTGTAGAGTTCTCAGAAAACGGTGCGGATGACCCATCTAATATGATTGCTCTTAACCCGGACGATCATCAGTATATCACCGAACAGCAAAAGAAAATCTCAGAAGGCGATTTTACTGCTGCTGAAATCGGCGCAAGAACTGCAATGCGTATCGGCGAATATGGACGGGCGGCACTGCTCTACAAGAAGGCCGCGGAATCCACTATGTATGGTTTGCGGGCGGATGCTAGGTGGACAGATGTTGTAAAAGCCTTGCCGAAATACGAGCGAGATTATTTCACTGAGTTCATGCGTGAAAACGATCCTGAAAAGCGCGAGGAAATTCTGCAGACCGTATCGCCATTTTTAAGGCGAGCATTGAAGCAGGTCTGGAAGATGGACTACGAATCTGATAAAGGACCGGACAATGAAGAATATTTTCAGAGTCATAATCTGCCAAACTTCCAGTGGGAAGGGTGGGATCCGGATTCTGACTTGAACAAGGTAAAAGCAAAGACCATCAAAAACGAAGGCATGCTTTTCTCCGATTTTGGAATATACGAATCTACGTATCGTGACCAAGAAGTTATCAATGCGCCAAATCTATCACCTAAAGGTGGAGACGATCCGATAACGGTACAGGCAAATCTGCAGGCAACTTTGTCTGGTTTGGGGCTTATGGGTGTCGAAGTTTCTGTCGAGCCAAAGTCCACAAAGGGTATTACCTCGGTAATTAACGTCACGAAGGTAACATCGTATAAGCTGGGAGAAACGGTTGATAACCTATTCTCCTGAGTAATTTTTGACGACTGTAATCTTGCAGTCGTCTTTTTGTTTTAGGAGAATAATTAATGGCAAATAACATTTATTCCAACCGGGCGACATCCCGACTTGCAAATAGAGAAAGACAGAATCGGGCGGCAGAAGACCGTATAATTAAAAGAAGCAGTCAACAATATTTAGAAGAGCTTAGGCAGTACAATGAAGACAAAAAGGCTTCAAAAAGTGTGACTGACAATTCGTTGGTGAAGCCGGTATTTCAGCACCCAATAGACTTAGAGATAGAACTTGAGATCTTAAATAACCAAGCGCTGATTCCATCCATGTCTAGAATTGCTAATTTTGACTGGGCGGGCGCAAATGCAGTTTATGGGGCGCTCCCAAAGCGCTTTAATGAGCGAGGGGAAGTAAGTACTGAAGTAGCAAATATATATGAACAAAAATTCCTGCCCGTAGTGGGAGAGCTGTTAAATAGCGTACAATCCCCTACACAGTTAAGCACGGTGCAATCTGGTGATGAGCTATTAAAACGCACAATCATTCAGGATGCCCAGCTTAACTATGCCTTCAATTACAATGCCCTTGTAAAAACGAATATGCAAAAACAAAAGAAAGTTGTTGAGCATATCCAGAAAACCGGGAAATTTATTGAGTATGACCTCGAGGGTATTGGAAACGATATAACTGAATTCTCCTTTATTGAATTTGACACCAAGGCCAAGACCGGCACGCCGGTAAAGAAATGGATGACCGGCCTTACTGGTGTTAATCCGGAAACCGCAAAAGAACTTCAGTCATTAATTGACGATTATAGACAGTTCGGTTTCAAACATGGTGACCAGAAAAATGGTGTATCTGAAGCAGATCGTTACAAACTGGAAGCCATTGCTAAACGTGGGCATAAAAAGACGGTTGTAGAAAATAAGGATGGCATTAACATCCTTAAAAGTTATGCTGTTAACGAAGACGTTTTGATTCCGCAGGTCGAAGATTTAGAGCGCGGTCTGCAAGGGCTCATTGATGACTATAATGTCATTCACAGTGCAAAACCCAAAACATATAGTTTCGACGGGAGACAGTACCAACTCTATCGCGACGACTATATGATGCTACGCATGCTTTACGACGCAAAAAAACGCAATATAGCTCTGTCAGGTCTCAACGTTTTTGGTTACGATAACGCCCAGATAAACCGCAAATTCAACCAGGCTACTGGTGACGCATATTTGCTATGGAAGCAGATAACCGGCACGGGCGACATGAACGACGCATTCCTCATTATGGATAAAACAATGATCCATCGTGAGAAAAACGACCCCGCAAAAATTCTGGCAAATGTTAACGGCGCTCTCGAAGATATCGCGGCGAATCCGGGGAATACATTAAATACATCCCGGGGGCAGCAGGCAAGATACGGTAATACGATTGACCCGGCAACCGGGAAAATCATAAATGGCCCCGACCGTTACCAGCAGATGATGCATGAGCTGTTTAATGGCGTAATCTATGCGCAGCACGCAGCTTTCTCGGATACAGCTATTCAAGGCTTCACAACTATTGATATGCTGAAGGACAGCTCTTTTACGGCTACAGTAAAAGATGAGAACGGGAAGAATATAGCAAACCCTGATTATATATTCAGCGATAGCAAAATGGAACCCGAAAGACTCGCTAAGGCCGGGGATATCTTTTATGTCCAAAAGGGTGTTATGGGGAATACCGCTGCTGGCGGCATGAGCTTCGTTGTTGATGGATTATCTGGCGATATAAGATTCGATGGAGTAAGATTCGATGCTCAGGGGAAACTCCTGACAAAAGAGAATCTGGTAGCGCCGGCGCTAAAGAGTAATACTTATGCCATGCTTGCTGGCGTAAAAGAGATATCTGTTGACAGCGCTATCGGCAGAGAATATGGAAAAATCAAAGGCACAGCCGGGGCGGAAAATCTCGTAGCCTTGATGTTTTATCAGTATGGCGAGGCATATAAAGGAGACGCCGAAGGAAAATTAAAGGACTTAAATGTCTGGGTAGGCACAAAAACCGAAGCGGAAGAATTTCTAGGTTCTAACCCATATGTAGGTTCTGTTGTCCCCAAAAGCACTCCAAAGACACTCGAAGATTGGCGCACCATATCTTCGACAAATAGGCATACTGATACAACAGGAGTATCTTCTTCTGTAAATGAAAAATTTGGCAAGAGGCATGAAGATGGCTCTATAGCAGGCTTAAATGAGGCTGTAAAAGAATCTAACATAACAAAGCAGCGGGATTCTGCAAGTAATTGGCTCCGCAGCCTTAGTTACAAAAAAGCGAAAGCTGCGCATGAGTACATAACAAAGCTGAATAATGATCTGAGCAAAGCTATGACTTCCCGCAATATAACTGGTGGGATTTCCGAATTTGCAATACAGCAATTAAGTGCGTTTGCTGGCAATAGAAAAGCTCTTCTTAGCGAGTACAGCATGTTTGAGCAAAAAGAAGGTGCTGAGGTCTTAACCCAGACTATTGCGAATGCTACTTATTCTGCTGGATATCTTGATAAGGTAAAAGACATACTGAACGAGTCCTTAAAGCTGACGGAAAAGCTGGCCGGCCCAAATGCGGATAAAGCTGTCAAAGATCAGTACTTTACGCAAATTTATGAACATGCTTTGGCGGTATTAGCGGAAGAAACAGGGGCTTATACGCCGGCACAAGCATATGGCCAGGCAGCTTCCGGTCAGCTTAGAACCGGCAAACAGGCTCGCTCAGTTTTGCTTGACATCTCCAGTATTGCTCCAACAAAATTTAATAATAGTTCAGGCCTTAACAGCCAAACTGGGATGTTTTTTGAGATTGATCCTCACGAGACAGAACCGCACTGGGTAGCTAGGCTGGCGAAAATGCTCGGAACTGAAAATAAAGCCGTAGCCGTACGCAAGCTAGGCGCTCTGATTTCCAAGCAATATGGAGAAATAAGCGGTATCAAGAATCTCTCTCGTGATCTTGCTAATATGCCTGCGGAGCCATCGGCGCTGATGTTGAGAGTTAATCAGGCGTTAAGAGTTATACAGAAAAAACGCCCAGAGGTTCTGAAAGTACCAGAAACAAAATACCTGGATACAGTGAATGGGCCCGCATCTATTGACGTCTTTAATAGTCTTTCCGAAAAAGAGCAGAAACCTATTAAAAAGAAGATGTATGATACCAGCGGCATCCAAAAAGTTGCCAAGGGCAGTGCAGATATTGAAGATCTTGTAAGGAAAATTACAGAATCTATTTTTGCGCCAACAAGCCAGTTCGATATGAATGGTAACAAAGTCACTGATGCTGCACGAAGTGAATTAATCGCGCATGGATATTCCTCATGGGAAGCAGAGGAGATGATTCGTGACCGTGACAAGCGTATAGGGGCAACAAAGAGATATCTGCGTAACGCGTTAACACCGATTCTGAGTTCAAACAATCAGGTAACGTACAGGTTCGATTCGGACAGAATGCGGCTTGAGCTCATTGACGCAGCAAGTGGCGGCAGCACGTTTGATATCTCCAATCTGCTGCCGATGGAACACTATGATTCCAAGACTGGCCGCTTTTATACGCAGTTTGGCAACTCTCAGATTGCCACATTAAAAACTCTTGGGCGAAGTGTTGATGAAAATGGTGTGGCCGGAGCTTTTGAATTACGCAGTCAGATTGAGGTTGCGGCAGACCATTTAGCGCAATTTGCAAGATACGCGAACAATGCAGGACGCACAGCAAGTGAGAATATCGGTACGCTGCAGTGGGTAATGAAAAAAGCAGTCGAGCTTATTCGTCCGGACAGTGTAACAAGGTATGATCACCAGGATAAGCGTTTCGGGTTAATGCTTGACTTTATGCCGCTCGTAAAAGAGTTTGGCTACTTTAAACGTCTTGGCGCGTTTGACGAACTAAACCTTAGCGAAGGCACGCTAAAAGCTTTGAACTCGATGGCCACACGGCTTGAAAAAGAGAACGGGGAAACAGAGTTCGGGAAAATAAAAGCCCTAAAAGATGTAAAGCCGGATGAACTCGAAGCCATTTATAAAGACTTCGATACCATTTTAGGTGCCTTAGCAGAAGATAGTAAGTTTTCACAAGCTGTATTTGGCAATCTGCCACAAAACAAAAAAGAATACGCACAATCCAGATTGGCTCATATCAACAGGCATGCCGTCAAAGATCCGAGCAGGGCGCTGGCTTCATTTACAAACACGGGGTATGACGCAACGGCTTTCGCTGGCAAAGATAATCGTTCCGTAACTGTTGCTACGGCCAGAGCTCGGACGATGGATGTAGACAGCTTCTTACGTGAAGATGAGAGCCGAAAAGAGCTTGTCCGTGGCGGCAGGATTCTCCTTACCGAAGCTGAAGAAGCCGACATAACGCATGGGCGCTACGGAACCATTCGTACGAGAGCACTGAATATCGATACTTCGGTTTACGAGTCTGTGATTGCCGCCCGCCTTGAAGACGAAGCAAGTGGTAAGGTTCAAAAGGTATTATCCAGCCTTAAAGATTCGGACGAAGTAGTCCGCTTCTTAAACGAGAACGGCTCAATAGCCAATCCGCGGCTTCTGCATTTATTCCCGAAGAATATTAACCAGAAACACCTGACGGAAGGCCTTATTGATATAGATGAACTCCAAGGCACTGCAACTATAGAGGCAATAGAAAACGAGAAGAAGGTTCGTCGTGCCACAGAAGAAGTGGTAGAGCTTGTCCGGGAAGCGGATAAAGTCGCCTTCAAATATGCGGCTGATGGTCGCGGCTGGGAATATGTCCAGCGCGGCGATATTATTGCCTGGGATAAAAGCTACGCCGGTACTCCGTCAAAAGTACGAGCAGAGCGAGAAGGATATCTTTATAAGCGCTACTTCATGGGAGGACGTGAAGTAGATGAAGCCGAAATTAATGATGTACTCAATAAGCATTTTGACAAATTCAAAGAGTATGGCAGGGGTGCATCTTCTAAAACCAATGCTGAAATCAGGCAAATAGCGGCAGAAGTTTTATCCGGAGAAGGGTACACGCTCCGCTACATTGTTAAGTCTGGAGACGCTCTGGGATATCAGAAGCTCATAGACAATAAAGAAAAAGCCGTAAACGACTTTTTACTGGCCGGTCTCGGTGAAGGTGATGAAGACATTAAAAAGATTTTAGTCCCCAAAGAAGACGGCGTGGCGAAAAAAGTTCTTCGTCCGTCACCAGAGGCCCTGAAGGATATCGAGCATTTTAATGCTTATCTGGAAGCGAATGGGTACCGAGCAATTGACAAAAAATCTATTGCGGATTGGGGCGAATTTAAGAAAAAGGTTATCGCCGAACAGTCGGTTAAATTTGATGCGGTAACACAATCGTTACAAGACGCTGGCTTTGTAGATAAGGACACAATCAAAAACGGCGTGAATCGCCTCGGTATTGTCAGCACGGCAATGCTTGAACAAATGAAAGGTTCACACCGGGAAAATGACCGTATCGAATCTCGTGTTGCCGATGCAATCGACGCATATGCTAGAGCAATAGAAGCTGGCGAAAAAGCTAAGGCTGAAGCAAAAGGAGTTGAGTATGCCGGTTCTTTTGAAGCGGCATACCAAAAAGCATCCGAAGAGATCCTTGGCCAATTGCAGCAGAAAGCTGTATTTAAGGACAGAGACGGCAATAATCTTCTCGCCGATTTGGACTTGTCAGCTGAAAGAAAATATGACGGCATTGTCCTTAGCAATGATTTGTACACCGTCGATATTAACAAGCTGGATAAAATCGTTGGCCAATATGTAAAGGAAAACCGCGTTACGGCGGATGGTGTTAGCGAAAGTGTTCGAAAAGCAATAGCTTCTTCCATCGAGTACAACGCCGGTGTAGAGATGGATAAGAAGGAATCGGCGTTCAGGGAAGGCCGCCTATCGCAAGAAGCATACGATAAAGCAAAGGACGATTTCCAGGATCAAATAAAAAAGGCTGAAAGAGTTGCCGGCGGTGACAAGAACGAAGTCCTTGGCTATCAAAAAGTATCAGGACTATCCGTAGCCGCAGATGCTGATGAGGTAGGCCTCAATAACGGCAGCAACAGCAAAGGCGTAAAGATGACACGCCGTCTTGCCCAGAACCTTAACCAGGAGGTTGTGGATGAGAAGGGGCTCGATTCGGTTCGCTTGGCTTATGAAAAGATGTTGCAAAATACCTCAGGGGAAGAACAGCAGCAGGAGATTCTTGACCGCTTTAACAGACGCTATAAAGACTTTGGCGTATCCGCAAAATGGAATGCGGAAGATGGCAAGCTGACGGCCACTTACAGCGAGCCGGGAAAACTACATCGCATAAATGCAGACATAATCAAGAACATGGAAGAGGAAATAATCCGTGGTCAGGGATTTGGGGCTATATGGGGTGATGGTGTTAGTACTGGCGGGGTTCGCGGTGTTATCATAGACGGGCATGTTCATGCAGATGATATGCGCGAACTTAAACAGCGTGGCATCAGTGAGAAGTCTATCAATACGATGATTAAAGCTTATGAAGAAGCCCATGGAGCTAAAATCATTGGCATGAATAACTTCCTTAGCCAGTATTCTTATCAGTCCAGTGCCGCGGCCAATGAATTCAACGCCCAGATGGGAAAAGCCGAAACAGAAGCTGAACGCGCTGAATTAATCGAGCGGTTTACCAAAAACAATCCTGATTTTAATGTAAGAGGAATCTGGGAACTAAACACAGATAAGCAGTTCTTCCAAAATGACCCCCTGAACCCGAATAATCGTAATATGATTATTGATATGGGCGAAGGCGCAGTTCAGCGCTACGTTGCTGTGCCAATGGAAAACCTTTCCATGATGGATGCAGCAAATGGAGAAGGAGTAATATCTGGTTCGGCTGTCCGCGACAATATTAGCAGCCTCCACCACTATTTCGAAGAGCAAAGATATCGCGGCGCTACAGTAAGCGAGTTTTATAAGAACAAGTATAATGAAGGAATTGGTGAACTTCTAAAATCGATAGTAAATCTCTCGGTTCATAAAGAAGGCGCTGCAGCTCAGGTAACAAGCGATTATATTACGGGGTCTGGCACATTCAAGGCTGATATTATCCGTATGACCGCAGATAATAATTTTGAGACTATTGTTCGTAATGAAGCGGGTGAAGTTGTAAACGGCGAAAAGAAAGCCTTTGGTTTGATGAATACAGCCAAAGTAGATGGGATGAGTCTTGCTGACCATATCAGGGCCGGGCACAATATTAACGCTACATTCCTTGGTGAAGATTTCTTTGTAAATGCCTTGCAGGATGACAGTTTGTTTGGAATTTTGGGACAACTTGGTATAAAGGATAATAAAAAAATAGTCAATGACTTCCTCGATAATATAAACGATGGCGGCGGATTGGGCTTGCAGATGAGACAGCCTGCCGAGTATAATACGTCAGTTGGTGGTTCATACTTATTCCTTGACAGAAGCCTTTCTCGTAACCAGGCAAGGATAACACAAAGTACACTTGCCGGCCAGAACGGCGATAAGGACGGTGACTTGGTTTATGCACTGCTTGCCCGTGCAGATGCACAAATTAAAGTTACTGGTGTAAACGAGGACGGAGAAGAAGTTGTATTAAAATCCTTCAATGCTCGCATTAACAACCTGCAGAAAAACCTGATAGAGAATAACCTGGATGCCGGGAATCTTGGTATTAAAGACCTGGAGAATTTCTCGGACGTAAAGATAAGCGTAGGTTTTTCCGGGAAAGACCCGTTCGAGGCATACGCCCGTTCAGCGGAAGTAATTGGTACGTCTTCACTCACAGGCGTAAAAAGAGATGTGCTAACGCTTAACGACTTAGACAAAGCTATCAGGATCCGTAACGAAAAAGCAGAGACAATGGTTGCCGGCAGGGTTTGGAATTCAAACCAGTTAAGTGTGAGTGACCGCAATAAATTCAATGAAGCTTTTGAGCAGGAAATTCAGGGCAGCAAGGAATTTAACCAAGCTATTGAGGAGTACAACAAAGAGAATGGCAAATCAATAACTGCCGAAACTCTGACAGCAGATAGTTTAGCTACAAATTCTGATGGACAGGGCATTGCAGACAGATACTTGAAAATTCGATATGGTAAAGACACTACGTCGGATGAGTATAATGCAGAGGCCGAAATTCTGGCCAACAGAGTAAATAAGCTGAATATGGATGATGAAATTGCAGCACATATGGGCAAAGAAAGAGCTGGTATTTTTAACATGAATACCTACCGCATGACCCAGGTTGCACATATTATCCGCGATCACGGTTTAGACAATGGTTTAACTGATGCCGACCTAAATATAATCAACCAGTTTATGGTTCATGTTAAGGAAGCTGGTCAGGCTCCTAAAAACGCGACAGCGACAGCTTCCAGCCTGGAGGGGCTCGACACGGCGCTGAAAGACTTCTGGGGTATTGGCACGGGCCGGAATGGAGTAGTCTATCAAAAACAGGCAGACCCGACAAAGTTAAACGAACTCATTGATGAGGTTTACGCTGGAGAAATTAAGGAGTTTAAAAAACTTCCGGAACGAATGAAAGATCCGGAAACTGGCACTGTGAGTGCTGACAGGATTAAGGAAGCTTTCAGCCATCTTATGTCTGAGGGCAATTCCCTTAATGGTGAACTTTACAAAGCTTTGCGTGTCGGCTATGCGATGGATATGTCATACACCAATATTGGCACGCCAGATGAAGGTGATATGCTCTACCGCGCTAATCAGATTAAAGATAAATGGGTAGAAGACATTGGGTTTGAAGATGCCAAGACGCAGCACGTCGATATCATGACAACTCCGTCAAGGATCGCGGGAACCTCTGAATTTAGCGACACACCGTATACCCAGGACGAAATGATTGGAGATCTTTCGGAAGGCGAGCTGACAATGGGAGATCAGGTGCGAGGCCTGTTAAGTTCGATAAAAAAGAACTTCAAGGGGCATGGTGCGATGGCTATGCTCGGTTTTGCCGGAGCTACAATGGCAATCGGTATGGCGGGCGGAGCACCTACCGCACCAACACCGACCCAAGGGCAGGCACAGGGGATACAGCAAGAAAATGCGATTTATGAAATCCCCAGTACGATGAGCATGCAGGGGGTTCAGAGTGGGGCTAACCAGTCATACATTATCAACGTAAATGCATCCACAGATAAGGGGCGCGACTTTGCAACAAACGTAATAAATCAGGCGTTTGCGAATATGCCTCAAAGTGCCGGTGGAAACACCATGACCATGAATATCAAAGACTCGTCAAGTAATATCGGCTACAGTGATATTGCTTCGTATGTCTCAGACATGTTATAGATTTTCACAGAAGACCAAAGCAATAGTTTTTGGTCTTCTTTTTTGTATAAACTCGGAGGAAATAAAAATTGGTAACGGATCTCAAAAACCCCGCAATCGGTTTACCAGATATGGGGGATTATTATTACGATGCTCCAGATCAGGAAGCTTATTTTGGGGAAATGGACAAGAACCTCAACTCTGTACGTCGCGACAAAGCTAACTCTGTAGAGGCGTATAGATTTTATCAGGAGGACCCTCCGCAGCCTGGAGCAGATGAAAAGGGAAAAGTCTATGTATTTGACGTTGAACTTGGCGCTAAAGGCATTGGCGACGACAGTGAAGAAGTCGCCGGCATAAAAGTGGATGACGGCGATACGCTCGCAATCCCCATTGGCAGTATTAAAGTGCCTGATGAAAAATGCGAAAAGTATCTAAGCTACATAAAAGGATACGTAAGTACCCATAACAGCAGTGGAGATGCCACGGCAATAAATATCCGTTTTGCAGGCCTTGATACGAAAGAATTGCCCCATTACCGCAAAATAAGCATGGACGAGCTTAACAAAAAAGAGCTGTCTGAGGTAAATCTCAGCGCCGCGCTTGGGGACGATAACTACATGGTGTCAAAATACAAGAGCTGGATGCAGACACGCAAGACGCTCGATAAGGCTTATGATGGTTATAAAACCAAGGGCACGTTTTTTGATTATGCACAGCCCAGTGATAGCGTCGTGCAGGTTGTGAAAATGGATGACGACAAGTATCATCAGTACTTTTCTGATGGCACGAATGGCTATGTACTCGTGGCAAATGCAACAAACAATTACAGTCCGGAAACGATAGCTGACGCTGGTCTTGGCCGTGATGTTGTAGTAAACGCCTTAAACGATGCAGAGGCTATGCGTATTGTTATTGACGCTACACAGATAACTCGTGACGGCGGCAGCATAAAGACAATGTTTGATACAGAATTGTACGGCACTGGAATCGGAAATGAGGTGAGTCGTCAGCTCGACATGATGTTTGACTCTTACACAAAACATCAGCGCCCAGGCTTTAATACGTGGGGGCAGGATGCCTATGGCCGTTGTATTAGTGCTGTCTATGTAAAAATCAAGGGCAAGTGGATTAATCTCAACAAACTTGTTATTGCCGATACGAACATGACCGAAATTAACAAGTACAATAATGGCGACCAATCTTCCACGGTCATTGATCTCGATAGTTACGAGTATGATAGGAAGGCATACGCGGACAGCCTGTATGCTGATACGAGCAAATTCGATGACCGCGAACAGGTTCAGAAGCAGATTTTCGGACAGACTTGGAAAGCCCTGAAGGAATGGACTGTTACAATTGGCGATGTGACTCTTTTTGTGCCGCCGACCAGTATCCGCACACTCACCCAGACAAAGGCTGAAAGAATGCCGCTTATTCGTGCAAAAGGGTCCATGGCCAAAAGCTCAACCAAAAATCAGCGCATTATCGAAATGGATCTGTATTTCAATGAAGATCGTGGCATAAATGGTTATGAGTATAAGACCAATACCCGTCCGGATAACAAGGGTAAGGACGTGACCTACTGGATGAATGGTTTGCGGGCGCTGTATGCTCAGTTCCGCCTTGCGCCGTTCCTGCCGATAGAAAGCCACTATATTAATACTGTTCTCGGGGTGGATGCAGTTTCTCTTGTCAATTTTTCGTGTGAGACTGTGCCTAATTTTCCGAAACTGATTAAGGCCACAATCCAGTTGTCGGAATTTGAGTATCGCATTTATATGCCGGAGATTCCTTATGATGATGGCAGCGATGACGAGACGGAAGTCCGCAACTATTTTAGTAAGCAGATAAACTATCCGTTATTCCGTTACTATTATCAGCGTTTATTGAGGAACGGTGAAGAGCTGAAGGATGTTAAGTTCCTCGATAAAAAATACATCACGAGTACCTTCGGCAATAAGACGTGTCTGGTGCCAGCTAAATTTGTTGACCCGTACATCAGGTTCTACGTGCCAAACAAAAATCAGCTGGAAAAACTAAAGAAGGCAAAACTTGAACGAATGGCGCGTCCCAATACTGTTCGCAGCATATCAAAGACCGAACTCAACTTTGCTGATGAAATGTCAAAGGTAAAGAATGAGATAGACTATATCAACACCTCGCAGTCTCCCATTGATAAAGTCAATGATTATCTAAAAGCCCCGGATACGGATGGGTATATACTTGCCGGAATTAATGGCAAGATAATGATTGGCAAGGCGGGTGACGCTAATACGTTTGTCCCGGATCCGGAGAAAACCAAAGCATTTGAAAGTCTGATGGGGGAAGCAGCCGCTTATTATGAAAACGGCCTCACTTCTCTAAGAAGAGAAGATGGTCAGCCGCTCTGTCAAAAACAGGGAACCTTAACATTTGGTCCGTCCAATTCTGACGGCTCCATTTACGGCGCGTATTTTTCAATAAACATTGAATATCCGGATATATCCGAAGACTCATTGAATAACCTTAGAACGCTATCTTCTGTTTCTGGCGTAGCGTCTGCAGACGAAACTTTTGTAAACAGAAATCTTCGCCTCAGAATGTCGGTAGATCTTGGTGAAAGCAACCTTACCTATGCCACCAATATTGTAAAAGGGGCGGCACTTGGTAAAGGGGAGTCCTTGTTCTATTTTGACACCAATGCGGATTCGAGCTTCCTGAACTTTTTAACAGAAGTAAATAATAAGCAAGGCGTTGGCGGCAACGAAGATGCTAATGAAGCAAAGGCAATGGTCGACTATGTAAGTGCGGCCACACTGGAATTTGAACCGTATAATGACGATGAAGATTTCCTGGTGGAAGCTATTCATGTTAGCACCAGTAATACGTTTTCCCAGATAACTCTGCAGGAAACGTCAGGGTATGCACCGCAGTATATGGGTGGTACAGATGTTTCCCTGCAAATAAGCATGTACACGCAAAGCGAAAAAGCCGCTTCGGCCATAAATGCCCTGCCTCACGTATCGGCAGAGTTTGCACGCAATTACAGACTGGTTTTGGCGGCATGGCCATTAAAAATCGAAACAGAATTTACTAAGCTCTTTGGCATCACCGATGTAATGGTAGAAGCCTGTGAAGTGGATACAGTTCCGAATTATCCTGGCCTCTATCACATCACAATGAGCCTGGTATCTGTAGACAGGTCTTTGCGCAACAGAGAATCCCTAAAACAGAAAGATATGAAAAACTTCCATAATCTGTCTGTACAGGGTGTTGCTCGTGAGCGTCGATGGTCGTATACGCAAATGGCAGAGTTCCTTTCTGAAGCAGAGCTTTATCCGGATCTTGAACTTCCGCCTCTTAAAGAACTGGCGGAAAGCGGTTTTAACTTTATTCGTTACTCGAATACAAAGAGAGTCTACCCTGACCCGGACTTCTATTTTACATATAGTTATGTCATGATGAGCCAGCTTATCCGTGAAGCTGTACTCAATGCACTGAACTCTGATGCGTGCCAGACTGTGGTTAGAGACACGACCGGCAAAGAAATTAGTGGCAGCCTTGCAGAACGTATAGGCTCCTGGAATCGAAATTATGAACTCTCTAAGGGGTGGGATAAAGATCTTGGCTCCGTATTTCAGAATGACGATCTTATTGCCGCCCGCATTATCACAGACTGGGAAAATGTTGCGGACGATGAACGTGACGAAACGTGGACGATTGCACCAAACGTAAAGGTGGCTATGATGGAGAAGCGCATGCTTAACCGCATTAACGATTCTTCTAAGCAAAGCTATCAGGAGAAAAATGGTGCTGATATTCATTCGTCTACAACATACGATAATGTTGATGGTTTAAAGCAGCCGGCAACTGGTCAGACCACAGAAACTGATAAGGACGGCAATGTAACTGAGCTGAAAGACGCTCCCGATAATCAGAATAGCACAGAGTCTAAAGACACAAACGATATTGGATTATCGAAAGAGAATGACGCAAAGAACCTTGAAAAATTAAAACAGCAACAGCAGGATATTAAAGATGAAAAAGCCACGGGGAAATATTCTTCTATCATGTACAAGAAGAACGAAGATATTTCCAACCGTATAAATGGTGTCATTAAACATTATCAAAACATTTCCATTGATGAGATGGGTGACGGTATTGGAGATATTGTTCAGCAGCTGGTTGCCGCGTTTAATACTTGTCCTAAATACAACAATTCGCATATTGAAGGCGTCCCGGGGCAAGGCAAGAGTGAGATTCCAAACGGGATGTTTGGTAAAATCCCGGCCTTCCTAGACGCCGCCGCTGACGCGATTTGCAGCAACAATGGTGTTGACTACAGCGAAGAAAGTGCAGAGCATTTTAATCATACTGCTACCACTGTTGGCGGAGCAGCTGCGACAGGTGCCCTTGCAGGAAGCGTGGTGGCTGGACCTGTAGGCACTGTTGTTGGGGGCGCAGCTGGAGCTGCAGTCGGTGGTGCTACTGCCTTTGTTGCTGCTGCACCAGGGGTCCATGATAATAATGGTAAATCCCCCTGGAAACACAGTACAAAATATCGCGGGCGGCTTAAAATTGACGGCATAGAGCAGATGTGGGCATTTGATGATGATGACCCACAAAAAGACTATAAGGTTGAAATGATTGCAAAGAACGCTACAGAGTTTGGTTATTTCAACTTTAAGTTCTACACGCCTGAGGAGTTAGAGGATAGATTCGGCTATTATGGTCATATCGAGCAGGACAACACTGTAGAAAACAGTGAAACCGTAGTAGAAGCCCATCCCCGCATGGGAAGATATTTAGCCGACCCGTATTACCGGTATGCAGATGCAAAAGTTCAGGAAGAATATGTCAGAAGATGTCTGACGGATTATGGGTTCGCTAAAAAAGCCTTCCTCAGAATCTGTATTCTGTACATGCAGGTTTTAGTAAGCTACAATGTTTTTCCTTCGTTTTCCTATGATGTTATGCGCGATGCTCTTACATACGAAGAGAATTTACAAAAGATTGTAACCGGTATGGAAGAACTGCGTAAGAAAAAGGCGGAAGAGGAGAGAACTAAATCCGAAACCCAGAAACAGTATGGCACTTCTAAAAAATATTCTCAAAAGAAGCAGCCTGGTGAAGTTAAGGCTGATGCTGCCAATGTAGTGTCGTATGTTGGTGCTGCTATTCCTGAAGGAACTACTGGCAACACAAAAGACGCCAAGGAAGAAGATAAGAAAAAAAGTGCCGAGGGTGAAAATAAAGAGGGCGAAAACAAAGAAGGCGCAGAAGCGAAAAAAGCGAATGACAATCCTGGCATCCCTGATATAGCTGCAGCAACAATGGTAACCAAAGCGAATGTTTCCAAAATTGCCAGCCAGATTAATAAAAACAAAGAAGCAATGGATAATGGCAAACTGTTCCTTATGTGCGCCATGGGCGTTGTGGATGGTGATAAGAATTTCTTGCAGCTTCTCCTTAACAGAGAGTATGATGCCTTAAATGCCATCGCCGGAGCAGCATGCAGTGGCAAAGCATCCCCAAACAAAAAAGATGCTACGTACGAAACGCGCCTCCGCAGCTTTATCCGGGCTTTAGCAGGAGAAAATGTTATCGATAACTCACTGATCGGCTCGGGTGAGACTGAGGCACCTTCAGCTGTAGTAGCTCAGAATGACTCTCGTGCTAACTGTTCTGCAGCGTCAGAAGATCCGACCATGTATATGGTACATAGCTTCTATGATATGGTTGTACATGACTGCCGTGGCAGAATGCTGCGCGCCTTTCCAACATTCTATATGTTCTTCATTGATGAAGGACGCAAGATTGGCAAATTTAGACTTCACGATAACTTCTACAACACTAACGCGATTTCAAGCATAACGATTTCGAAATCACGCAAGAATCCTACGGATGTAGCAGAAGTTGTAATGACGAACTTCTTCAATACTTTCACCACAGAAGATGAAGATCTCAATATGAACTATTCAGCAAACTTCACTGATGTGTTCAAGTCTTTATGGCTGCCAACCCTGCAGTCTTATGCAGTGGATGAAGAAGAACGCCGTACAAATGCTCCTAAAGCTGAAAGATTCCGGTTAAGACCTGGTGCGAGAGTTCATATTCGCATAGGATACGGTGCTGACGCTTCCCATCTGCCAATCAGTTTTAATGGAATGATAGCCGAAGTAGATAATGGCGATACCGTAAAACTCATTTGTCAGAGTGATGGCGGTGAGATTTGTAAGCCGATTCTTTTAGAGAAAAAAGCTTCCGAGTTGCAGGGGATTGATGGAGTCGGTTGGTCATCTGTTGCTGAAAATGGAGATACGCCCAAGAATATCATGCGCAGCCTGATGTGTTTAAAAGGCGGTCTTATCAATTCGTGGATGCATGACAAGGGAATGGATGACGCAGCAAATCTTATCGGGACACCGATTAATCCGTTAGGGATATACCACTTTGGTAATCCGGATATGGCATACGCCGGGGACCCGGAGCCGGTGCAAAACATTTTTGAAATTGGCCTGAAAACGGGGTCTGATAGGTATCTGAATGTCACGGGTGATGACCATAAAGAGGGTATGCTTGAAGGTATAGCAAATACCATCAATGGCAAAGATGAGGATATTGCAACCCATCTGCAGTTTGAGGTTTTTGGCAAAACCGTATGGGATGTAGCAAATATCTGCCGCAGTACTGACCCGGAATACTATGCAGCTGTCCGCCCGTTCCATTTGCGTTCTACATTGTTTATTGGACGCGCCCATGACTATTATGCATATGACTATGAGCAGAAAGGCGGCTCGTGGGTTGAAAAACGCAAACCGTTCCAGCAGGCACATATTTATACGTCACTTACTGATATTATAGATAACAAGCTGGCGGTCTCCCCAAAAGACATAAAAACATGCGCCATTGGTATGTATGAAGTAGAAGGTTTCATGAACGCCAAGGTGCAGAAGAAAACCGATCCGCAATGGGTTGATGCCGCAATATACCCGGAATTTCAGAAGACAATGTATGTAGATACAAAACTCTTTGGTGAAGGTTCAAGAAAACTGGGGATTGTTAGTGATGTTGTCGGATGGTTTAGCAATGGCATATTTAATAGCTGGCTGGATCGTGGCTTCGACAAAGAAGGCGATGCACAAAATCATCATGCTCTTGCTGTTAAGATGACCATAAGTGCTCTTAAGGATGCAATGAAAGAAATGTACCAGGGCAATATTGTTGTTATCGGCGACCCGACAGTTCAGCCTAACGACCGCATGATTCTTAATGATACTTACAACTACATTAACGGCCAGTGTCTTGTCCGGGATGTTGTTCAGGTATTCTCTTGTGAAGGTGGGTTTAGGACGGTAATTACTCCGGACCTCATCACGTCTCAGGTTGGAGAAGCTGCTGCTGGAGAAGAGAAGATCCAGTCACAGAACTGCCTTTTAACAAACCTGTTCGGCGGGCCGATAGGCGCTTATGTCGGGGCTAAACTTATGCAAGGGTCGGCAACAAAATTACTTGAAGGTATCAATAGTATAAAGAATAGTGAAAAGCTCGCAAAGGCCGGAAACTTTATCAGGAGCACAGGCTCTGCTATAAATGAGAGCAAAGTTGTGCAGGTAGGGAAAAATGTTCTGAGCGGATTCTCTAAGTTTGGGAATATGATCAGTAAAGCCAGCAAGGCGGTTCGTGCAGTTTCTGCCGCTGCTAGTGTTGGAGAAGCCGCGGTAGGTGCAGCAGTTTCTGATGGCGCATCGGCTGTGGCCACGGCGGCCCTCGGGTATCTTGCAGCTCCACTCGTTCCGGTATGTGCCCTTGGGCTTGGTGCCATAGAGGATATGGTTGCAAGCAAATTCAACAGCAGAAAAACTCTTGTCATATTTCCTCTTATGAAATATAACAAAGTTTATGTTGGCGGCATAGATGGCCATGTTGGCTCCGTATATGGCGCACCAAACTTTGGTTCAGAAGATGCGATACAATCCATATTCACCAAAATGAAAAATGCGAGCAACTACTTGTCAATATCAGGCATATTTAATTTCTTGTATGGCAAAGGCGGGATAATGGACATCCATCAGAGTTTTGGCCTGGACGAATGTCAAAAGATTGCTAATGATGAAGGGCTCGCTCAAATGGCTTATCGTCAGATAAACAACAGCCAGATAAATAATTTCTCGAAAGCGTCTTTTAATCCACTAAAGCCTCGTATGTCTGTACGCAGCCACAATGCAATACAGAAGGCGCAGAATCTTTACGGCATAACCGGAAAAACCCCGGATGATATTAATGCCGATACAAAGATGAAAGAAATGAAGAGCGTTATTCACGACGAAACCTTGAAGCAGTATTTTACCAACGGATTCTTCCGTGTGGCCGCACACGAAAAAGGGTTTACGGCAGACATTAGCGACAAGATCAAATGTATCTGCATTAAAAATCCGGACAGCGAAGAGTACTACTATATTAATGCAATCTATGACAGTAATGGGTGCTATGATATACCGTTTGTACATAAAGAAGCGGCAGGAGTTCTGCATGATATCATCGTGAGATCTTTCATCTTTATGGCTGGTACAGAGCAGGAGCGCGACGCTTTTAAATGGTATGAGGATAACAAAAATTCGTTCATAACACTGACTTCGGCATTAAAATGTGGCTCGACTACCAATTATGAGTCAACAGGGTTTTCGTTCGTGCTGACCGCTTCGGATGATAAATCTCAAAAGGCACTTTCAAGTGCTATTGATTTCATTAATCGACAGATGGCAGAAACACATAATAAGATGGAAGCCGTACCGGAGGCAGTGATGACCAAAAGAGAAACCGGCCGGGATGTATTTATAGTAGTCCATCCGCCGCAGAGGTAAATAAATGGGTGTTCTTGGAAATGCAATGAAGAATGGTGTCATTGGCGAAGCTATGCGCTCCGCCAATCGAGACCAACAGACTGTTGCCAAGATACTTAGCGCAGACGAATCCAACAACCTATGTACTGTAGAGTATGTGGATAGGGATGGAAGCAAGGTAAAAATAGATAAGGCTATGGTAGATCTGCGGAATAAGGACTGGTTTCCACAAAAAGGGGACGCGGTCCTTATCCGTGTATCTGGCCGTTCTGCGCTGATAGAGCAGCAGTATACAGAAAACTACAATGCGGATGTTCGCAGCAAGCAAAAGTTAAGTAACGATGTCACCCCTGATGGTGACGGAACCGTAGCAGGTTCAATCTTTTGAGGGGAAATTATGGCAGAAAATAAATCAGAAAAATTTGCATTACAGGTAGGGGCTGTAAAGCCTGACCTGCGGGCAAACATTAGTGCGTTAAGAAAACGGGCGGATTACTCTGACAGGTCATCTGATTCAGCCATGGTAAGCAATAACGGCAACGCTTCTTTACGCTTATTTGACAAAAAGATTAATCAGGCGGCGTCACAAAACACATCTCAGAAAATGACCGACAAACAAAGCGTGTCGATGTCTTTTGAGGAACGCCATGTAACCAATAGATTTAGTCTAGAGGCGTATGATTTCATTTTTAATGGTCATAAGCTCAATCCAAACCTGTGGGAATATAGTGATTTTAAGAAGTACACAGATATGTATGGGCAGGAGCATGCAGTAGGCGGCTTTACGATGATGGGTACGATTCTCACGCCGTCATGGGATGAGCAGCTTCATCGGTATGTCCTTATCCGACGGCAGGCACGTATGCCGTTCTTCTCGCCAAAGAATAATGTGCCGGAAATCTTAAAGACATTGCAGATTGACGATCCTACAAAAGTGGCATATAAATATGGAGTAAAACAGTCATCGGAAACGGCTCAGCAGTATTACGAACGTGTTGGCAAGAACTTCGACCAGAAGAAATATTATACCGGAGCGACTGTACCAAACTCTATGGGCGGCGGCGCTGGCACTGCTACAGCGGAGATTATTGAAAAAGCTGTTCAGTGGTGTATCAAGATTGCAAATGATGAGGATGGACAGATTCATCATTATTCCCAGGCGAATAGAACAGGCCCGGATTACGACTGTACTTCATTTGTATGTGCGGGACTTCAGGCGGCGGGATTAGATATCCCATATCTCGGTGGCTGTAGTTTTGACAGCGACATTCTCAACTATGGTTTTGAACGACTCCCGTTTCCCGGTCTTGAGGGGCTGCAGCGTGGTGATATCATGAGCAATCCGTCTCACGTCGAATGGTATATTGGTAATAACCAACGTTGCGGTGCACACACCGACAGTAAGCCTGCCGAAAAACAGATTAGTGTAGAAGAATATTGGGAAGGGCAAGGCTGGACAGATATTTTCCGTTTTAAAGGATGATTAGATGGCACAGATACCCAGCTATAACAAAATAGATTACCAAAACGATTCCAAACTTGTCGTGTATGCAAAACAACAGGCGATAGCAAAGGCGGTGTCAAAAACATCGCCCGCTATTGCTGCAAAAACAAATACATCTGATTTAGTGAAAAATCAGCCCGGCAGTACGCGATATGAGATCCCGGAATACAATGGGATTGACTATAAAAACGATTCCTTGGCAGTTATTGATGCTAAGCGAAGAGCGATAGCGAAGGCACAGGGCGCATTTTTACCTATAACAAAAACAAGCAATGCGGCTAACGTAGTCAATACCAATGCCACAGCCCAAAAAACGAGTGCTGCGCGGTATGAAACGCCAAATTACAACAAGATCGACTACGCGAATGATAGTCTGGCAGTAATTCAGGCAAAACGGCTTGCGATTGCGAATGCGCAGGGGGGTAATGGTAAAGATACAACACCGACAGTTACCATGTCTGCTGATACAAAATCAATAACCATAATTTCCCCACAAAGCAATAATAAGGTTAAAGAATCTGAAGCAAAAAAGAGTACAGATACAGAAGCTAAGGAAAAAGCACAAAAGCTTAAGGAAGCTGAAGAAAGAAAAAAGAAATTAGATAAGGAATTCCAAGAAAAAACTACCCTTGCCCAAAAGAACAGCGAAGAGGCTATTAAGAATGTAGAAAAGTACATTGCTGAGCAAGGAAAGGCCAGTACGGAGAAAAAGGATCAGGTTGTTTCTTCATCAGAGGCATTGAAGGAGATGAAGGGCAGCGTAAAGAACATGTGGAAAGAGATTGTATCTCCGTTGTCCGGCTCTCTCAGCGATGCAGTAAATGACATTAAGTCTGACGAAGCAGCAAAAGGGATTATTGGCGAGATAAAAGAAACGGCGCAAGGAATAGGAAAAATCAAAGATCTTATCAAGGATGCAAAAGGTCTTTCCAAGGATGATCTCTTAAAGCTGAGTACGAAGTCGTTGTTGGAGCTGCAAAAAGATATCTGAAGCCAGAACCTATCGCAACAGGCGGTTTTAGACAGTATAACAAAACAAATAGCGGCCCAGGAAAGCAACATAGCAAAACTGGCGCAAACGGTAACCGATAAGTATTTGATGCAAAAAGCGTATATCAATACGTATCTGAAAAACACTCTCGGTAATCCTGAATTCATGGCTAAGGTGTCTAAAAACATAGGAGACCAAGTTGGGAAATATGTAGACGCACTGTCCAACGAAAAAATAAACGAAGTGAATACAAGATTAGACGAGGCCGGCAAAAAAATAGATACAGCCATCGATAACACATTCAGTCGGGTTACCAGTAAAATAGATGATACAACACAGAAGATTTCTACAAAACTGGATGATTTATCAAAGCTTAACATTGTGAATGATATTAATAGTAAGCTTGAAAAAAGCCTGTCTTTAGAGTCTTTTGAGAAGAGACTGGATTCCAATCCGTTAACCCAAATTTTGTCACCGAGCATTATGAGCATTTGCAATGCGGGGCAGCTTTCCATAATGAATTCGTTCAAGCAGCCAAAAATGCTTGAAACTATCACAAAGGTGCAGACCAAAATTAAGGCTGTACAGGAAAATCTTAAGAAGGCAAAAGACTTTATCGCAAACAAAACAAAACAGCTTAAAGAATATGTGGACAATCTTAAAAAGAAAGCCACGGAAGCAGTTAAACAGTTTGCAAACAAAGTCGTTGCAGATATAAAAAACAAAATTTCCGTTGCAGTAACCGGGGCGCTAGGCAGCGTAGCCGGAAGTTTGGCTGGAGGACTTTTGTAAAGGATGGTGAAGAATAATGCTGGATTTAGAAATGGCTGATAGCGGGGATCTTGCATGGTCTTCAGTATCGAGCCCTGGCGCCTTTCATTTGCGTTTTGCGTTAGCCGACTATAAAACCCAGCACATACATTTTTTGTGTAGGCCGACAAGCCGGCTGCAGAATAAACCTCGCAAAGGGCAACGTATTCGCTTTTGTTTTGTAGGGCCTGGGGAGGAGTTCAAAGTACAAACGGGGTTAGTACAAGATGAAAACGAAAGACTGCAGGCGCTATATATTGCACTTCGCACGGAACTTGGCGACGTAAATGACGATACGGTGGGTTCTGACTTCTATAAAGAAGCTCACCATATCATAGCAGATGCTAATGATTTGTCGACTATCCGTGATAAGGCTGCAGAAGTGGTTGAACGCTTCTTTCCGGGCTCAGTCCTCGAAGCTGAATACTCAATATGTCCAGAGGCAAAAAACTTTAAGTACCAGTCAGTGAAGTTTACAATAAAAGATAAGGACAACGAGGTTATAGCCTCGTTTGTATTCTGAGAGAGCGAAAGCTCTCTATTTTTTTGAAAAAAATTGCTTTGCTGTAAAAATAGTCTTGACAAATGTGGTAATGTGTACTACGATTAATGTAGTACAAGATACCACAAAAAAGAGGTTGATTATATGTCAGATACACAAGAAGAGAAGGAATTTCTCAAAAACTACGATGCGGCACAGTATGAAAGACCATCTGTAACAGCAGATGTTGTTATGTTTACTGTAGACAGAGATAACGAATTAAGTATCCTGTTGATAAAGCGCGGAGGACATCCCTATAAGGACCATTGGGCTATCCCAGGCGGATTTCTTGAGGCTGGAAAAGAATCCATTGATGAGGCTGCCGCCCGCGAGCTGTACGAGGAAACGGGAATAAAGGTTTCTGATGGCATCGAACTTAGGCAGCTTATCACGGTTGGTGAACCGGATCGCGACCCGAGAACACATGTCGTGAGTGTAGTTTATACGGCATTGGTCCCAAAAGGACTTCTACGTATAAAGGCAGGGGATGATGCAAAAGAAGCGCAGCTTTTTAAAATTCGCAAGGGGTTCGACGAAGAAGGAAACCGCAGGCTGCGTCTTGTTGGTGATAAGATTTCACTTACCACGGATAACCTTGCATTCGATCATGCCCGCATTGTGAAAATTGCATTGGAAAGGCTCAAAGGACGGTTAGCATATACGGACGACGCCTTCGCAATGCTCAAGAATAAAAAATGTTTTAAGATTTACGAGCTCAAGAAAATTCACGAAACCATTTTACAAAAAGTAATCGACAGAGCGAATTTCCGTAAAATGTTTATTCGAAACTTTGTCGATACCGGCAAGGTTAGAGAATTAAAAAAAGATGAAGTTGAAGGCACCGTAAAAACAGCAATGTATATGTATGTTGGAGGGAACGAGCATGAGTAAAAAAGTATTGATTGTTGTTGACATGCAGAACGATTTTATCGATGGTGCGCTGGGTACTAAAGAGGCTCAGTCCATTGTTGATAACGTAGCCAAGAAGGTCGCGGAGGCAAAAAAGAATGGCGATATCATTATCTTCACGCAGGATACACATACGGAAGATTACCTTAACACGCAAGAAGGTAAGAATCTGCCGGTGCCTCATTGCATTAAAGGAACAGATGGCTGGAAGATAACCAACAAGATTGACATTCCTGAAGGATGTCTGATGTACGAAAAAGGTTCCTTTGGCTCTGGTGAACTTGGCAAAGACCTTTCCAATAGTGAAGGGAAAATCAGTGCAATTGAATTCGTTGGGCTCTGCACAGATATCTGCGTACTGTCCAATGCGGTAATCGCAAAAGCGGCACTGCCGGAAGTTCCCATCACAGTAGATGCTGCATGCTGCGCGGGCGTAACACCGAAGAGCCATGATGAAGCTCTTGGCGCATTGCAGATGATTCAGGTAAAAGTCGCAAACCAAGAGCAGGAACCCTGGAGGGCATAAAATGCGCGTCGGAATTTACTTTGGTTGCTTTATCCCGCTGCATAAGGGACACGAAGCGATGATTAAAACTGCTTTGTCTGAAAACGACCATCTGATTCTGGGGATTTGCGGTTACGATAAAGATCGCGGGCGCGATTATATTCCATTTCGGCAACGCATCAATCTTATGTCGAAAATATATGGCCAGTGCGAGAACATAACTCTGGCGATTGTGGACGATAAGAAAATCGGCCTCAAGGGAACGTTTAGTTTAAACGCCTGGGAAATCTGGTGCAGCGAATTATTTCAAAACTCTGGGTTTGACCCCGACGACAAGAAGAATCAATATGTCTGGTATTCTGGCGAAAAGGATTATCTGGAGAAGATACAGCAGTTATATCCTAGCCACGAAATGCGGCACATTTCCAGAGGCTTAATTCCGATTTCGGGAACAGAAATCAGAGCCAATACCAGTCAATATATCATACATGTCAATCCGTTATTTGCTTTGTACTTAGCAGCACGGGGATTATTGGAGGATAATAAACATGAAATTTAATCAAATCATCAATTCTCTCTTGGAAACTGACCTTTACAAATTTAGCATGGGGCAGGCAATTTTCCATCAGGCCAGCGAATATGAAACCACCTGGTCTTTTAAATGCCGCAATAAAGACGTATTCTTTACGCCGGAAATGGTTGAAGAAATCCGTGAGCAGATAAAAGCATTCTGTGGCCTGCGTTTTACGGAAGACGAGCTTCAGTATTTGGCCGGAATCAAATGGTTGAAGAAGTCTTATATCAACCATCTGCGTCTGTGGCGGCCTAACTTTGAGGATTTCGATATCAAGGCGGGCGGCGAAAAGGGCCTTATTCTTGAGGCCAAAGGTACACTTCTGGATACGTCCATGTATGAAATTCCGACCCTGGCTATTATCAATGAAGTGTATTTCCGGTTCCGTGACGACTACGAAGTTCTGGTGGAGGACTCTAAGGCACGTACACAGGCAAAAGCAGAAAAGATTCAGATGGGCAAGTATTGGCTGCCGGTATTCTCCGAATTCGGTCTGCGCCGCCGCCTTTGCGCAGAAGCACAGGAATATGCTGTAGAAACATTCTCTAAACTGGATTGTCATGATGTCCTGCGTTCCTATTTTGTCGGCACATCCAATGTTTATCTGGCCAAGAAATATGGCGTAACACCGGTAGGTACGATGGCGCATGAATGGATTATGTGCATGGGTCAGGGCAATCACCTGTACAATCCTTCCTACTCCAACAAAGTAGCACTGGAAGCCTGGGTAAGAGAGTATGGTGTAGATAATGGTATTGCGCTTACCGATACGATTACGACGGACTGCTTCCTGCGTGATTTCAACAAAACACTGGCTACACTCTTCAGTGGTGTACGCCATGACTCTGGTGACCCGTTTGTATGGGGTGACAAGATGATTGACCATTATACCCGTCTGGGAATTGACCCCATGACCAAAACGTTGCTGTTCTCCGACAGCCTTAACTTCGAGAAGGCAGATAAAATTGCCCATTACTTCGAGGGCAAAGCCAAAGTAGCTTTCGGCATTGGTACTTATATTGCCAACGATACCTATGCTGAACCGCTTAACATTGTCATGAAAGTGACGGAATGCAATGGCAGCCCGGTTGCAAAAATCTCCGATACTGCCGGCAAGGGAATGTGCAAGAGTCAGGAATATGTGGACTACTTGCAGAGAGCTATTGACTGGCGCTTGAAGAACAAAGACTGAGGGGTGTTTTGCTTGTATCCTGAATTTGATGCAAAAAAAGACAAGGAAAAGATTATAGGCTTTTTGAGAAACTGGTTTGCCGAAAACGGTACGCCGGAAACAAAAGCTGTAATAGGCATTTCCGGAGGCAAGGATTCTTCTATTGCTGCAGCACTTTGCGTAGAAGCGCTGGGGGAAGATAATGTCATTGGAGTTCTCATGCCCAATGGCATTCAGCCAGACATTGATGATGCGCTTGAGGTGGTAAAACATCTTGGTATTAAATATCGCATTGTCAATATTGAATCGTCGTACAAAGCTATGCTTAAAGCGCTGCAGTATACCGAGGCCAAAGTTGACAACAACTTCCATTTTTCAGTTACAGACCAGCTTCTTCAGAATCTTGCGCCAAGGTTGCGGATGGCAACGTTATATGCTATAGCACAGGGGGTAGAAGGTGGTGGCCGCGTTATCAATACCTGTAACCATTCCGAAGACTATGTAGGCTATTCGACAAAATTCGGTGATAGCGCCGGCGACGTTTCCCCGCTTGGCGCTTATACCGTAGATGAAGTTCTGGCCATCGGAGCGCTTTTGGACATTCCGGAAAGGCTGGTACACAAAACTCCTTCCGACGGTCTCTGTGGCAAAACCGATGAAGACAACCTGGGCTTTACTTATGCTGCTTTGGACAAGTATATAAAAACCGGCGAATGTGAGGATGAGCTGGTGCAGAAACGAATTGATGAGCTGCATTATATCAATCTTCACAAACTCAAGCCAATGCCAATGGTTGAGCGGTAATCAGCAAAAAGCTTCTATCGAATGATAGAGGCTTTTTATTTATGCGTGGACTAAAGCATTCCAGATGGTAATGTCTGGACTAGATAAAATTCGGAAAACACCAGATAGGAAGGAAAACAATGCGTACAGCTGAAGATATAAATTTAAGTATAAAAGATAGTTTTTATAAGTTAACCGGGCGGGAATACCGGTCGGGAAGCGCACTGGGGTTTATTACGGACGCTGTGTCGCGCGAAATGGAAACGGCTCATCTTGAAATCGAGCGTAATAAAAATCCCCATATCTATACAAATCTATACGGGGAAGACCTTGATAAAATGGGGACATTTGTGAATATTCCTCGCGAAGCCGGCGAAGATGATATGACATACCTGTACAGGATTATGAATTGGACGTATTTAAAAGCAGGAGCAAATAATATTGCCGTAAACGACTCTTTGCTGAATCTTGAATACGCATCCGATGCTCAGTATTATCCGCAAGTTCATGGTGCTGGCACAGGGGTTATCTACATTATTCCGACAGAATATAGTGATGACGTTATGGCAAAAGCACTGGCTGAAGTAAAAGAACGCGTCAAAAATGTTATCTCGCCAGAATCCTATACGGAATATATTATTCCTACGGCAGTGCCGGTCAATCTGGTATGCCACCTTGAAGTGAATGGCGGCGACGTTTCTTACATTAAAGATAAGATCACCGAAGCATTGAAGGACTATATCAACGGAATCGCCCCAAACACATACTTATCTGTTGGCGAGATGAACCGTATCGGGCTGGAAATGGACAATGTTGATTTCTTTTCGATAGACGGGGTTTACCTTAATGAAGAATACAACACAAGTACAAAAATACTACAAGAGTTAGAGACTAAGATGTTATTTCAAGAAATTAGCTGGGAGGATTAATAAGTTATGAGCTTGTCTATGGAATCAGTCTTGCCAAGCATGAAGCGAAGCTTCCCAAGCTGGTCGGACATTCGCAAACGCACGGATAAATCAGTCGGCGGCGCCTTGATAAAATCATATGCAAGAGAAGCGGATTATATTCAGGATGCAATAAATGACTATCGGAAAATATTCTTCCTGTTAAACTACAAAGATCATGAAGATGAGTTTGCCGACTATCTTTATCTCGCAACAGTGGGTAAACAGGAAGCAATTAGCATAGTTGGTTTTGAATGCGAAGTAACCAAAGATGACAATGAGTTTTATGGCAATATGGATAAGATGGCCTTATATCAAGATGGTTATCTTATGTTCCATGAAAAAGTCCTGCCGGAAGGGGCGAGCCAAAAGACTATCCAATATCAAATCGAGAATGGCAATATCTATGAAGTAGAACTCCACAAGGAGCACATTTGGAACGCTTTTGATGAATTTACTTTGTTTGCCGGGTTGACAAGATATGGCGGCGAAACAAACAAGGAGTTGGCAAAAAGAACTGTCCAGGTTTTTAAAGAGTTTCCGAACCCAACTCGGTCTGGTATTGGAAATGCAATACAGGATGCAATAACTCCTCATGCCACTATTCTTGACGAAGATATGGACGTTTATAAAATCAGTGATGAAAAGTTTGATCTTGGGCGCGAGGATCACAAAGCTATATATGAGGAGATGGTTCAGCTAAACCGGGACATATTCCGGGCAAAGATTTGGAACCGAGATACATGGGAGCATGGATTCCAGAAGACGGAATATATTCCTCATATGTGGGATGCACCCATGGAGGCCGTACAGAATGGTGTTGGTTATAATGATTCGCTGCGAGCGGATTATATAAACCGTTTAGGCCAGAGCGAAACGACCGATATTGAAGTTAACGCCTACAAAAAAGACTTTGAAAAAATTCGTCAATATATTGGCTGCACGAATATCGAAGCATCCATTCAGTTAACCCTAACAAAATATACTGACGCGGTTAACCCCAAAAACGTAGAGTTCTGTATCAGAGCATATGATGTACTCAAGGTGTCCAACCCAAAGGACATCCGTGTATTGGGAACAAGAAAGCAGAATGGCGAAAAACGCTACTATGTAGACGATCTTGCAACAGAAACATATGGAGTAACTCGCGTAGCCAGTAATACGTTAGAGAAAAATGCTTCGTACAAACTTTGCTTTAAGCCCAAAGACACATTTTCGGGGATGAGTATTGAAAAGTGTAGACTGGCATATGATGGCGGCGATAAAGATCTGCGCAAAGAATATTCTTACTACAAAATAAAAGACGGCAGCATTGTAAACCAAAATGTTGCTGCTCATATCACATCAACCTCCCAGGTTACAACAAACCATAATGTAGAAGATTGCAGCACGGGCATTACGGTTGGACATAGCGACTCAAAAGGCTCGTTTGGTATTGACGTAACCGGTATGGCCAAAGAAATGGTTAACTACAGTGTAAGCTGCCGGCGCATTGACATTACATCATCCAGTTATGTGGAAGGCCGTAATGGTTTTGAATTGGGTTCAGATGGAAAATCGTTTTCCAATAACCGGTCAGACTCTCTTGGTCAGATCGTGATTGGCGGCCAGGGTAGGGGACTTAGTTGTAATTCTTATTCTTTTACGCTGGAAGCCTCGGCAATTCCTGCCCTTCAGGGCGCAATAACTGTAACGGAAATTGTTGACGGTCAGATGACACAAATGACTTACCGCCAGCCACAGGATATAGTTCGCGAATTCAAAAAGCGTTCTGAAGTTCAGGTTGTTATTCAAAAGTATGGTCAGAACCCTGTGAAGATTAAAAACATCGCCATGGCAAGTTACGATGTCAATATTGGCATGTCCGATGGCACCCCGCTGGTGGTAGCTGGGAAAAATACCCGCCTGCCGGAAAACGTAGACGGAAAAATACTCACCGTCGAACTTATTCCGTATACTGCAGCATAACCGGTACTGGAATACCTGCATATCGGTGGAAGCCTAAAAGGTGCACGTTATGAAATTGATTTTAATACTAACGGCATGAATAATCCGGCATTGGATATAGATACCGACTGCAATGTTACACTTTACAAGAAGGTTGGCGGCAGCAATATCCTTGTCGGAACTGAAAACGGATACACGACAAAAGCGGTGTTCAGAAACACATCCAGTACATCGTTCGGACAGATTGTTTTAGATCTTGACGATTTTGCTTCAATATCAAGTGCAAGCAGAAAGATTAGCAATCAATACCGCGGCACGAATAAAAGATATATAGAGCTTGCTCCGGGAGAAGAGATTTTTGAGATTGATATCGCCGGCGAAGTAATTCGGCAGATTACCAACAAGCCGCTAACAGAATATTTGTTTGGCTCAAATACTCAAAATAAAGAGGTATATGCTACACGGGGAACAAACGGGTATATTCTTATAAAAGATACCGTGAGTGGACAAACGACAAAAACAACTATTCCGTATACAGATTTGGATGGCCGCGCAGACACCTACCAGCTCACAGGACTGCCTAAAGAATTATCTGCAGAATTTGTAACGTCCAATGGAGAAATCAAAGAAATAGCTAATTCCGGTAACGGTAGTGTGTTTGATCATCTTGGCATTGCGTATAAGCAGGCGTCAGAATATGTCGCCTACAATACTGTTTCGATGATTAAAGAAAAACAAACTGGCGTAGAAATGGTAAACACGTTTACGCCGGTTATGTCTTTAACTGAGATGAAATACTATGTTATTGCTGCGACAAAAAATGTCAATGACAACACAGTCGTGTTCGGCACATCAAAAGATGACTGGAGATTAGGCGTTGACCTTAAAGGCATAGATATCAGCACCACTTTGGAAACGAAGAATGCAGACTCCTGGATTATTAGTATCAACAATGTCAATAACAGGTATATTCTTGCGAATGAAGTGCCGTTAGAAGAACGGTATTTCATTGAGCAGGATGGACTTTATCATGATTTGCGCGAATACATGGTCGCAACAGAGCCGGGCCTGAAAATCAACTATGAGATTGAACCAGGAATCGAAGAAAGCATAACCGTAAAGGACAAACTGGTAAACAAGCTAAAATACTCCAATATAAACGACATTAAAATCTATCAGGGGACAGCACTCATCAGCGGCGGCTTTGAGCTTCTAAAAGATGAAGGACTTATCATTTGGTCGGATGGCCGCTATCTGGGGATTCCCTTAAAGGTGGTCTACTCTATAAAGAGGCCCTCAACGGTATCCTATACCAGAGAATATGAGGATAAACTGTATAAGCTCGTTAGCTTTTCGGCCGAGGCGTACAAGCTCATCGGAACAAAAGTATATAAAAACTGTCCAGACGGTGCACAGTACACCCTGCATTTTGAAGAAGAGCCAGATAAAATAATCACTTCTTGCACAAACGCGTCATTCAATACGTCTGTACTGAATGGAGTATTGACAGCAGCCCGTGTGGTTGATGAAGATAAAATAGCTGTGCATAATGGCTATATCTACGACCAGGGGCGGGAGTATTATTATTTTAGCGATATATTCAATGATAAGGTAGATGTCTTTAGCAATATCGAAATGCATGACGTCACTCGCCTTAACGGAGAACTCCTATTCCACATGCGTTCTCCAAACTACCTGCCGTATTCCAATATGAAGACGTCGGTTATGGCAGATCTTTGTTCGATAGACCTCACCAAGAGACTCCCGCCGGGAATAAGCAGAGCTGCTCATCTTACTGCGTGTGAAGGGTACAATCTCTGGCACACGGTAAATATGAAAATCGCCTTGGCAGAAAATGGGTTAAACGGATACGGCCTGTCTTTAAAGTCCCTTGATAAAACCGGCGGGTATGCGGCATTAAATATCACTTCCTTCTATATTGAAGGGAACGCGATATCTCTTCAGGTTACTGGTGATTTGCAGGCAGAAATCATAAAAGAAACCCAATTGGATGGGCTCACGATGACAAAATCTATTTTTCTTGAAAGAGAAAACGGGCAGACGTTAACCATAGATAACGATATTGCATATGTCGTCTGTGGGCAGCCAGAGAAAAATTGTCGGTATTTTATGGTACTCTCCGGAACAAACGGCTCTATTGATGATCTTGTGTCGTTGCCATATGTAGACTTAAAAAACATGAGAGCTGCTCACAAGAAGAACATAAGCAAGCTAAACTTTAGCATAGCCGAGAAGATGCCGGGAAAATACGAGTGTGATCTCGAGTTTGATGTTGCGGGAGCCGCATATAAAGATCTCAATATCCATAGCCAGACAAAAGAAATTGAGACTTTGGCGGATGTTGAATACGGGCTCACACTCGTGGAATCTGTAGATCTTGAAAAGTGCATGATTTCAAGGATGCAGATAACAAAAGGTACGCTCATGGCTACACTCAATGAAGGTTATGCAAAAACCCCAATATTCTTCACGCATACAAAGTCCTCAGTATACGCATTGTATGTAAAAATCAACGATATTATTGAGGGGCGCTACAAGGGGTTCACTATAAAACTTTACGGCTCTAACTCGAGAAGCGGTGGATATACCCTGCTTGCAACAGAAGAAGACAGTAACATTCTTTCAATCCCGCATAATCTCGTACGAAACTACTACTATGTAGAAGTTATTGCCGATAAAAATAAAGTAATTCATAGCATAGATGTTTATGCAAGATATGCGGAAACTGAAGACGGCGGCAAACTTGCACCAACGAGAATTGGGAAGGGTACGTTCATTAGCAAGATATATGACGTTGGGGAAGTGGCGGATTATATTCTCCAAGACATTGATTACACAACAAATAATCATGATAGTGATGTCGAGTTTTATATCCGTGGCGTACGCGAGGGGAAAAGTAATTTGGTATTTACCCCTTGGAGAAAATACGTGGCAAATGCAGATAAGTTAAAGCAGATTCGCTATGATGGCTATTCCTTATTCCAGTTCAAGATAAATGTCAATAGTCCCGCAGCAACCCTTAAGGTTAATAAATTTAGAATGGTGGTCGCATCGTAATGCAGGAAATTTTTCAAACAAATGGCCGCGTAGAAGGCATGAATGGCATGCACTTCTACGAGCAGGACATTGTTATGTTGAACTACATATACACCGGTGATGTGACAATCGAAACAGAGATTGACTATGCTATGCCGGGGTTTGGTTTTGTGTTTGCTTCGTACAGTATTGGTTTCACCAGTGCTGACGAGGCGCGCAGCGCCATATTGGTTAAAGTTGGCGGCTTAGACTTCTCTGTATATAAAAAGAGTCTTGGAACGCAAAGCCGGTTGTATAATTCCAGCTGCCCTTTTACCCCTGATAAGAAAACGCACAAACTAAAGTTCCAGAAAACCGGGACATATGTTTATTGCTACGAGATTGTCGGGGAAAAAGAGTATGAGCTTGGGCATATTAATACAAAAACCGATATTGACAAGTTTTATATCGGTGTTTATTCCAATAAAGGGAACACGGTAAGACGGTTGGATATTTACGACAATCGTCCGCAGCACTGGTTTACGAACATCCGTAACACTAATGGCGGCAGAATTTCTTTTGAACAGAATGCGTTTAAAGTCGAAAATGCTGAAAAGGATGCTGAAATTGATCAGGAGCTTATCTTCCTAAAGCGTGGTCGGTATTTTCTTGACTACAAAGAAGAGCCTGTAAACGGCGATTTAGACAAGCGCGTGTTTATCTTTAATTCGACTGAGCCCAAAATAAAGGCACCGGAAAAGACAAAGCTGAAATTCGATGAACTTAGATACGGGAAGATCCCATACTTTGACATGGACGCGGATGGTTATGTAAATATTTTATGGCAAATCGCATCGGGTAGAATTTCCAACATTGCGATTAAGGATGACCATCGCCAGGATTTTGTACCGACAGGTGAAACCATAGAGGAGCGAGAAGGCAGCTATATTCTAGTTCGGATGAAGGGGCTGAGAAAAGTTGAATGGGCAGGCGTCGTGGAAAAAGTACCGGTATCTGCGCTTACGCAAAAAATCCCCTATAGTCTGTTTAGTTACGACGGTTCAACTTTGAGCATGGATAGTGCCGGGGTAAAACTTGACAAATCGTATAGGTATGTATTTGAAAAAATCGCAACCGACACATGGAAGCTTGCGGTAACCGAAGATTTTGGCAAAGAACCAAGAGTTGTTTACACACATACCTATACTTCTAAAAACCAGACTGCCAGGATTTTCGATGCAGTGTCGGCAAAAATCACCAGTTTGACAATTGTCAAAGAAGACGGCGAAGAAATCGACATTATTAATCGAAGGTCAATACGCAAAATTGTGCCGGCGGCGATTAAAGGGCCAATTATCGTTACAGATAGCGATAATATCCCATTGGACTTGTCTGCTTCTTATAGAGTCCTCCCTGATGAAAGAATTGTTTTTACAAATTATGAGCGAGAGGTTTTTGATGTTGAGGAATCCTTCTTACTAAACAAAGTTGCCAATGAAAACACTGACATTATTTTGTATGGTATCTACGGTGATATAGACAAAAGCAAGATGTACCACATTCGGGACGAAGCAATGATTTCCGACATAAGCTACGCTGTAAAAAGATACGACATTATTAGTGGTGACCTGTTCAAAGTTCAGGATGGGCAGCTTATTGTCCCAGATGATAGTGTATTGCAGCGCGGCTATAGCTCTTTTATTGTAGAATATTTAAAAGAGAATAGCTATTGCATTAACACATCAGCGGACGGAACGGAATATGTAGTGGATATTATTACAAAATCGCCGATCGTCAATACGATGTATGATATGACGGAAGATGGCCGTGTCAGAGCATATAAAATTGATGACACGTTAAAACCTGGAGACAATAGTTACCTTGTATTGAGAAAGGATGAATTAAGCTGAAGATATATCCATCCCCGCATGTCGTGCGGGCTACAAAAAAACCGGGCTTTTTAGACATCCCCCTTTCTCATGTTGAAAAAGAATTTCATCCGGAAAAAATCATCACGGAGATATCAGCAGATTTTGCAGTAAGTAAAAGTGAATACATAGCTCCGTATCAATGGTTTGTAACAAACGACTTTATAGCATTTAACGAGGATAAGCAGGTAGTAGACCTGCCTCTTCGATACAATAATCATAGGTATACCTATGAGCCGGCAGGCTATAAAGAATTTATGCCGGAAACATTTGACTTTTCCTTTATGGCAAAAAGAAATGATAGTTACTCTAGCATAGAGGATTATGATCTGAAGGTAGGGGTATACAACCAGGCGGGGGCAAAGGATTTTGCGTCACGATTGATGGCAATTTTTGGAGATGCTTCGTACAGAGGAATATCCCCGGCCAATGTAAAGATTAACGGCCGGGACACCAACCCCGAAAAGCTGCTCACCAAAGACACAAAAAATCTCGACTGGCTTATCATACAAACAAAGGATGCTGTAACCACAAAGGACGGAAGTGTTGCAGCCATAGATTATAACGAGATAATGAAGACTGGCTGTAATGTATGGGTCACTCTTTCTGATGAAGGCATGGGAGCTTTTATGAAAAAGAGTGATGGCCCGTACACATTGGAGGCAAAGAATATCTCTCTAAATGAATTAGGGGAAGAGAGAGTATATTTGTTTACCAGCAGTTATTCATTTCAGGCGAAAGCAAATAACGACTATGATGGGCTGAATGCCGGTGCATTTAAGGTTGTGCTTGACGGGAGCATTGAATCCCCTGTAATTATTTTGGAAAAGGCTGCACGGGGCTTCGTTGTTATTTCCCATGAAAAAATGTTCTCAGAAAAGGCCTTAAAATACCACGCTTCGTTCATCTATAACATTTTAGTGTCAGGCTACTTAAAAGGTTATGTATCTGCAAGCAATAAGGAACTATGGATAGCGGACGATGTGGTTGACTATATGGGGTCGGTAAAAACACCGCTCAGAAAGAAACACCCCAGTGTTAACATACAAGATATGATAATGGGGCGGGCAAAAAAATTTACCGTAGCAGAGTATACTATCAGTAAACCAGACGTAATGCTCGAAACGATTGATACTAATGGCAATGCTTATTTTAACAAATTGTTAGCGACAGATCCTAAGAGACAAAATGGTGAAGTGTCAGTATACACAACACAGGGCACGATAATGTTCTATAAACAGAACGAATATCTATTGATTGAGGATGAGGTTCACTTCTTTACCGAAATCGACGATGATGAAAACTGCTATGTGACAATAGAACCATTTGTCTCGTCAAGAAATAGGATGGTTGTAAGCAAACCCAAGAAAATGAAAATCGAATATATCGACATGCAATATGATGTCTACGTTCTACCAATCGGTGTGGCTGGAGAATCAGAAGTAATGTTGGTTGAACATAGCAAATGGAAAACAATGGGATCTGTTGCAAAGGTCGCCACTATTCGCGTTGAATTTCAGGGTGAGCCGGCGGCTTACGATATTCGCTTGCTGGGCGGAGGCTTACCATCCGAATATACAGACTATGAAATGATGGATATCGGTAACATTAAGGGTAGGCCATATCGTGTTGGTGTAGCTGCTGTAATAGAGCTCCCTAAAAAGTATCGAATCTATGATGAGCGCATTAAGGAATCTGTAAACCGCTATAAGGTGGCTGCAGACCAAATGTATGTAACATACAAGGATTGAGGCATTTTGAATGATAGAGAATAAACTAAAAGTTATTGATTTCTCTGCGGCTCTGCGATCAGAACCCTTGAATTACAATTTCGACATTGTAAAAGGATGGGTAGACAGGGAAAGACTTCGAACCGGTGGGTATGGTCTGGTCGAAGGTTTTGATATTTCCTATGCAGGAAATTATTTTGTGGATATCGGCGAAGGGATTTTAATTGACCGCGTAGGCGAAGAAATTATTGTGCCGGCTACAAGAATCCAGTTCGCTCCGCCAACATATGAAAAAATCACAGAACATGTACAGGTTTCAAATGATGGGGAAATCCTGTTAAAATATCATCCGTATTCCCCAACGGCAGAAGGATTAATCTCTGTAAATGCTTATAGAGCAACGAAATACAAGACAGACGAATTGGTTATTAGCGACCCCAGCGGCACACTTGGTAATTTAAAACCGGTCAATGTTGATGGCCGTAAAGTGGGTGTAACTACTAGAGCAGCAGGGCTTATTGTCGAAGTGGCATATTTTTATTGCAATGACCGCATTGATGCGATTATGATTAATGACCAGGCACAGTATAGCACTGAGTTTGGTATAAACGCAGAATCGCCGAGTGTAGCGAATATCGACCTGGGGCCGCGTTTCTTAATTGCTTTTGCCCATTGGATTGTCGGCGAAACCATTGATGTAGAGTTTATCGTCGATGAAAGAACCTATCGTAAGGTTTATGTGGATAAACTAAATAGGCTCTTCTTGAATGGAAAGCTTTATCAGGAACCTAAATTCATTTACTTCGTTGAGCCAGAAACGCCAGAAGAAAATGATGTTTGGTACGATTACAAAAGCAACACGTTAAATATCTGGTCACAAAACGGCGGCGTATGGGGCTGGAGAATCATGAATGATTTTACCAATGTACCATTGCGCAGTATAAAAATGTGGACAGAAAAGGATTTTCCTAGCGACGCACAGACGTTTTTGTTTAAAGAAGATGAAACGAACTTCCGGTATATCCCAAACACAAATGCTTTGGAAATCATAATCGATCAACAAACTGTGATGAAGGATCAGTTTACGGAGGTGGTTCAGGCAGGAGCAAAGCCGTATTTGTCTTCCGGCATCGGGTTCAAGCTGGTCGAACCTTTGGATAGGCCGACTGTCGTGCAGTGCATTGTTCATCATGTGGTAAAAAATGCACCGCTTAAAAACGTATTCCAGAGGGCGGCCATATTTACTGCGGAGAATTTCTTTCCATATAATGCCAGGACGAATTCCAAAAAGATTTTCATTACAGACCTGCCATATGTAATTAAGGCAAACCAGCTTGAGGTATTTGTCGACGGCAAACGTCTGACCCGTGATGTCGATTTCGCCGAAATGGTAGATAACGAGAAAAACGCCACTGACGCTGACAAAGACAAAACTACGAAATATTTCCGTATTATGTGCAATGTGTCTGATGGCCAAAGAATCTCCTACAAAATCTCTCGGTATGTTTGGAGCTATGACCAGCTCAACGAAATGATGGATGAGATTGAACAGAAGGCGGACAAAGCACTAAGAGACACTGCAGCTTTGAATGATAAAGTCGATACGATGTCTACAAATATCGGCACAGTGCTGGATTCACTAAAGGATCGTTTGCAGCGCGCAGAAGAAAAACTTGACACATTGAAAGACTATCGCAAAACTGCGGAAAAGATAAAGCTCGCAGATTTGGATAGCGATCTACACAAGAGCCTTGTGAAGTCGCGGGCACAGCTTGTGTTTAATGCTTCTAACGTCAACAACATCATAAATGATTGTAAGAAAGAAGACTACGTGAATATCGTATGTGTTAACAGCGAAGGTATAACTCCTCTTAATGAAGACTCTGAATACAGTCTTGCCTATAACAATGGCAAAGCCACAATAGAGTTAGAATCTGAATGGATGTCCCCTGATAACACTTTGTATGTAAACATCATCCGCATAGGGCGATGACTGGTTTAGAGAGGTAATATGAGCATGAAAAAACCTTCAATAACATGGTTTGTGCGGCGAGATCCGGAAGATAGCTACGAGGAAACCAGCGATTTCTATGCCGGGTCGTACAACCAGGAGGACAGCCTGGAAATAGAGTTCATGATTTGGAACAACCGGTATGGCACAGAAAGAGTATCTGATCTTAAGGACTTCGGCGTGACGGTTTCGTTTGACCACGAGGAAGATAGTACACTGTTAAAATATTGTCAATTCTTATTGAATGGCGGGTATTATCTCATTCCAGAAGTAAATGGCAATGAAGCGACAGTACAGTTCCCAAAAGATATTGTGCTTAGCGGCGCCATTAACAATGGGGAGCTGGGAAGTTCGGACAACTACCTGACACTTAAAATGATATTAACTGTGCCGGCTAGTAAGAAGTTAAAGATGAATGATATCAAGGGCATGACGTTTAATGTAACAAATTTGTAAAAAGGGGATGCGGTCTTGAGTAAAACTACGATCGGTTTTAGCGACAATAAACAGGGTGGCGGCGGCGCCAGCATCATTAGTAAATACGTGGCCGATAAAAAACTGACGGAT